CCGACTGTTCTGCCACTGAACTATGGTCCCAAATGGGTTGTAAAATTAAGTGGTGGAGCTAATAGCTGGAGGTAACAAATAAGCTTGGAAGGCTTATTTGATAGCCCGTCCGCTGACCTCTGGATTTTTCAAGCTAACGGCCGTTTCTTTTCACTCTTCATCACCGCGCGCAAACAATCGCTTGATCGCCCGGTCCTCCACCCGCCCCGACTCCTCACCAAAATAAAATTCCTGAAGGTCTTGTTGCTGCAAGCGGACATAATTTTCAGACGTCGTTTTGATGTCGCTGTGGCCCAGCAGCTTGCTGACCACGTTGAGCGGCATTCCGTCCTTCAGACGGGTTATGGCGAAAGCGTGGCGGGCAGCGTGGGCGTTGGCTGGTTCGTTTTGGGGGATTTTGGCAGCCTGCTTTAACTTCCAGAAGATCCCGCTGATGTACTCGGTAGAGATTGGCTTGCCGGTCAGTGTGTTCACAAACAGCATGTCATGATCCGGCACCTTCAGGACATGCAGCAGGTTGGCCCGAATTTCCAGCCAGCTGCACAGCAGCAGCCCGGTCGAGTGTAGGCCGTAGTAAATTTGTTCCTTTTTGTGCCTGCGTCCCTTCTCCCAGGCCCGCGCCGCCACGTGCAGTTCGCCATCTTCAGTCAGCCAGCAGTGCGTGGTAGAGATACGCATCGAGTTCAAGCCCCCCACCCTGGCCCCGCCTTCGTAAACCCATTTCACTAAAAGGGCATCGCGCACACCAGTGGCGGCCATGAGCTTGTGATGATTGCTATCGCTCACTCGCTTCACGCCCTTCGTTTCCTCTTCGTAATCAAAGTTGACCGGCGGTACCTGGTGGCCCATCGCCTCTAGACGGGAGAAGACACCGGCCACCCCGCGTTTGTAGTTGTTGCGGGTGGCCGGGCTCAGCGTCACCAGGTCCTCAATTTCATCTTGAAAATGGTCCAGGTGAGCGGCCGTCACCACGTCCAGCCGCATATCGCCAACAATTTCGGCCAGGCGGTGCATTGAATTTTCGTACCATTTTTTTGTAGACGCGACGACTCGCGGCCGTTTTTTAGAGATACGGCCGCTGGCAATGACGGCGCATTCAGAGAGGAGTAGAGATTCACGCATAGGACATCGCTCCATGATCGAGTATTTGGTTAATTGCTCACCTAGTGACTTTCCGGCCGGTGCTTTTGGCCGTAAGGGATTGCGCCGTTGGTCTGGCGGCCCGGCGCATCCTGATTTTATCCAACTACCGCCAACGTGCAAACAGCATAGCAGAATCAAAATATGATCACACTTTCGGAGCTAAACGGGATGAATTTCGGAGCGATTGCGGTAACGGCCGTTCTCCTCTTCCTTTTCGGCCTGGCCTTCAACCAGCTCATTAACTACCTGCACCGGCGCGGCCTGAATGATGGCTTTGTCTGGCTGGAGGTGGTGGTGGGTGATGGCGTGGTCATTATCGCCGCTGGCTTCACCCTGGGCTGGGGCGCGGCGCTGCTGCTGTTTATTTATTTTGCCGCTGCCGGGTTCTGGATGGCGGCCGGGGACATCTGGCGGCACGTCCGGGCGCGGCAGATGGAAGCGCAGGAGCGGGAATTGTAAATGACCGCACCCCGCGAATGGCCGAACAATCAGCGAATTTACCGTGACCGGGCCGCTGAGGAGACGGCAGCGGCGGAGCGGTACCTACGGAAATTATTAGCCAGGGTACAGGCGGGGCAGTATACCCGTCATGGCTTGGAGATAGATCTGTTGACATCATGCAATCATTTATTGGCAGCGCTGCGGCATCTGGAAAAAGCCGGGGCGCAAACGGAACCGGAATGACACCGCTTATGTACTGGATCGCGCTGGCTGTACTGATGGTGCTGGCGGGCGCGCTGGTCGTGGCGGCCTTGGTGATGTCTGGCCGGATGAGTGCGGCCGAGGAAACGCGCGAGTGTGAGGATTGACCCGCAAGCGTATTTACTACTGCGCCCACCACCCTGCCCGCCGCGCCGCAATCTGGTATCGCTGGAAACGGCCGTATCGCTGGCTCTGCTGGGAATGTTTTTATCGGAGATATCACTATGACAAGCAACGCAAAACCAGGCACGAGAGCAGTACCCATTGTACAGAACGGGCAACCCGCCAAATGGACCGAGCATAAGCTATGGGCCGAAATGCGGGCCGTCGGCTGGCAGGCGTTGGGCCAGGGCGTATGGACGCATCCTGATTGCCCTGGCTACCAGCTGCAATTGTTTGCTTATGACGCGGCGAACGGCCGTGAGCTGTGGCACCGGTATGCGGAGGAGCGGGCGGTGCCGAGGGCGGAGGATTTTATTTAGGTGTTGGGGCTATCGCTTTGGCGGGCGGCCTGGGTTGCGTCGGTTTCTCTTGAAGGCTTCCAGGTCCGAGCGGGTGATGATCCAATCTCGCCCCAGCTTCTGGCCCAAATAACCTTCTTGGCAGTGCTGGCGGAGTGTGGTGACGGCAATACCTAATTCTTTGGCGGCTGTCTTAATGTCCATAATATCGTTACTCATGACGTAATTTTAGGGGCTATGATGAATAAAATAAATAGTTGCATGCGACGTAAATATATGCTAAGATGTTCTTGTCGGCTGGCTACCGATGAATTAGGCAATTAGGGTAACGACACAATGAGACACTTGTCCATTAGACTGGCGATTTGTAGAGCAGTTTAGCCACTGTTAAATAAATCGTTACCCGCCAAATCGCCAGTTTAATGCACAGGTGTTTTTGCTTCTCTGGAGACAACATGGTAGACACGGCGTTTTTGTGCAGGCAGTGCGGTGGGAAAATTCAGGCAAAGAACGAGATGGCTTACAAGCATCTTCTGAACGGTAACATAACCCTCTGTGATACATGCCGCAGAGGGGGAAACGTCCGTCACTGGACGAAGGACGTTTATCAAGAGTATCTCGCTTCCAGCCAGTGGAGAACACGGCGGGAGCGGGCGCTGAAACTGGCGGGGCATCGCTGCCAGGTATGCAGCGGGAACGGCCGTATGCATGTTCACCACAACACTTACGAGCGGTTGGGCCATGAGCTTGACCGCGATTTGCTGGTAGTGTGCGAGGCTCATCACAGAATGATTCATAGTATCAAGTGAGCACCTATGAAAGTTAGACCTTTTTCGGGGCAAGGCGGGTACACCGTCTTCGACAACATTATCTTAGATTACATTATGCCTGAATTGTCGCCTGCGGCGTGGAAGGTTCTTTGCTACATCATTCGCAAAACAATAGGGTGGCACCAGGAGAGTGATAAGTTGAGCTACAGCAGGATCATGGCGGGGACGGGCATCAAATCACGTCCGACAATCAGTAAGGTTTTGGGCGAGCTTGAGGAGCACGGCTTTGTTGTTGTCACTCGCCCCGAAACGGGTGACTTCGAGACCGCCAATAGCTATCAGCTCAACACGTCGCTGGAGCTTGAGATTGATGGGGGTAGTATAAAAAATACACTACCCCCTAGTGCAGAAAATATACCGGGGGGTAGTTTAGAAAATGAACACAATAAAATAAACCATATAAACAAAATACCCCCCCGCGTGCGCATGATTAACGCACTTGTTGACGCTACAGGCATGAGCGGAGTTTTGAATTACGCGGTTCTCTCTGAGCTGGCTGATGAGCTAATAGGCGCCAGCTACAGCCATGAGGATGTTGTTGTTGCCTTCTGTAGCCCAAACGGATATTGGCGCAAGGCCGATTGGCGCGGGCAGCGTGGCGACTTTCCAGACCCGAAACACATCCGTGAATGTATTCGCCGTGGCCTGGAGTGGGAGAGACGGAAGTCGGCACCGTCACCGGAAACAAAATTGGACCGAGGTGACACGGCCGTATGGGGAACCGCCCTCACCCACGCCCGCCGGGGCGATTCCAACTTCGCAGACCCGGCTCTAAAAGCGGCCGTACGTGTCTTTGGGTGGCCCAAACTCCAGGCCATAAAACCAGGGGATGAAAACTTTTACCGTAAGGAATTTTTAAGGATATACAATGACCAACTCGAACCAGCTTCCACCTAACAGCGTCGAATCCGAGCAGGCCGTCATTGGCTCGCTGCTCATTGACCCCGACGCGCTGCATATGATTAGTGATTTCCTGAAGCCAGAAGATTTTTACATTGGCAAAAACGGCCTGGTTTACCGGGTGATTCAGGACATGAGTGCCGAGGGGCTGCGGCCCGATGTTGTTTCCCTGGCTGCGCGGTTGGCGGCCGAAACGAAACGGCCGGAGCTTGACGAATCCGGCGATCTGGTGAACCTGATCAACACCGTTCCTACGGCCATCAGCATTAGGGAATATGCCCGCACGGTGGAAGCGGCCAGCATCCGCCGGAAGATGATCCAGGTGGGCGGCAAAATCGCCACGCTGGGCTATGACGAAAAAGAGGATTTGGGCGCGCAGCTAGACCAGGCCGAAACGATGATTTTCGAGGTGCGAGGCGAACGCAATAAAGACGGCGTAAGAAAGCCGCGCCAATACACCGGGGATTACCTGGACTGGTTTACGAACGCTGCTCACGAGCCAAAGGCCACGGGATTACCTACTGGCCTAAAAGACCTCGACCATCTGTTAGGGGGCCTAGAAGCGCCCTGGCAGTACGTTTTAGCGGCACGTCCGGGCATGGGTAAATCCGCACTGGCTGGTAATGTGGCTTTGAATCTGGCATTGAGCCACGGCAAACGGGTTCTGTTTTTCGCGCTAGAGATGAGCAAGCGCCAGATTATGAATCGGCTGTGCGCTAACCTGGCGCGAATTAACAGCCGAAAAATAAAAACGCCGTGGCTGCTATCTGAAAGCGAGCAGATGGTGATCCATCAATCTATCGGCAGCATCTCCGACAGTCGCCTGTTTATTGACGACACGGAAAACATTTCACCGGCAGAGATACGCGCCAAAACCATGCGCGTGTACGCCGAGCACGGCGTTGACCTGGTAATTGTGGACCATCTTCACATCATGCGACCAGACCGGCGGCTGAACCGACCGGACCAGGAATACGGCGAGATGACAAAGGCACTGGCGGGGTTGGGCAAGCAAATCAACGCGCCGATCCTGACGCTGGCTCAGCTCAATCGCTCGGTGGAATCACGCCAGAACAAACGGCCGCAAATGAGCGACCTGCGCGAATCGGGCGCGATTGAAGAAAACGCTTACGCGGTGATGTTCCTTTACCGTGATGCCTACTATGACGAGATGTGCGACCAGCCCAACACGGCCGAGCTTATTGTGGCAAAACACCGCGATGGCGATACGGGCACGGTTAAATTATTCTGGGCTCCGCAGACAGCTAAGTTTTCAAATCTGTCTACGGTCCCAATGGAGTTATAGCGAATGGCAACGGAATTGAGCCGCTACATCGGCAAGCGGGTAGCCGACCGGCTGCTGCAAATGGCCCCGGCTGTGCCGGGTACGGGTGACAGCTTTATTGTCGATATGTTTGGTGTGCCGTCCTACCGACGGCGGCAAGGGGGGCGGTGATGACCGACTGGCTAACCTCCCGCGAAACGGCCGTTCTCCTCGGCATCTCATCACGAAGAAACCTGAGCCAGGTCACCGGCTTTGAGACCATCAAACGCAAGCCGGGCGCACCGTACAACGGCTACTACTACCGGCGGGCCGATGTGGAGCGCGTGGCCCAGTACCGCAGCAGCGGCCAGGCGTGGCAGGACAGCTACGCCAATCGGCAGAAGCGCACCCGCAAGCCATCGAAGGCCCAGCAGGTGAAGCGCGGCGGGCGCACGGTTGACCCGCTGACCTACCTCCGCAACCGTGCCAAGATTCGGCAGCAGGAAACGGCCGTGCGGCGTGGGGAGTTGGAGCCGGTTTATTTGCCGGGAAAACATTCGTAATCAAAGCAAAATAAAAAAGGAGCAATTGTGATGACTGAGCAAAATAACAATTTGGAAATGTGGGCAGTAGTAGAACTGATGGGGCACGGCCGTACCGCCGGGATTATTCGCACCTCAGATCTGGGCGGGCTGATTCGGGTTGATGTTCCCGTTGATGACGGCTACCGCACAGAATATTTTGGTGAAGCGGCGATTTATGCGATTAAGGTGGTAAGTGAGGAAATCGCCCGCGCTTACGCTTTGCCGGATCGTGACATCCTGGCCTATGATGAGCCAATTGTACCGCGTGCCGACTACGAGAAGGCTTTGCAGATTGCCCGCAATAATGCTCATGATATGCAACGGCAAATTGATACCCTTCAACGGCGGTTGACGGCCGTTTCCGCGTTGCCTGAATGGGCGGAGAATACAGACAGCGCAGAGAATGATTTTTAGTAACAACTACCCACAACAAAAAAGGGGCTGGTGAGCAACCACCAGCCCCACCGGGAAAGGAGCAACCCGAACCCGGCTTATTTTATTGTAGCAAAAAAGGAGCAACGATGAACATAGTAAAAAGCGTTTTACCCCTTCTGTCTATCTTCAGCCTCGCCACCGGCCAGGAAACGGCCGTTGAAACCCGCCCCGCCCTGCCTGACTGGCTGCCAGCTGGCGGCGACCTGGTGCCTGTGCCTGGCCAGCAGATTGACCGCATCATCCGCCGTGTGAAACAAGATCGCAATGTAACCATCTACGAGGAAGAGGTGATTTTTATCAAGGAGCCAGCGCCGGAACCGGTACAGGAACCAGCGCCCCAGCCAGAGCAGCCTTACGTATTCTGGACCGATTACGGCCCGCCAATTTTGCCCCTTCACGAGACTGCTCAAATTGTGGCAGATTGGCACGCGGGCAGAGCAAAATGGATTGCCGGTCCACCCGATCCGGATGAAGCACTCCGCGCTCAGCTTGGCTACGGTCGAAGTCACTACATAGCCCCGCGGCCGGCGCAGGTCAGAAACGGCCGTATCGTTTTATCAGAATAATCAATTTCAAAAGGAGCAACATTATGATCAAAAACTTTTTAGCAGGTGTTGGCATGATCGGACTGGTTATCGGACTGGTAGGATGTGCCCTGCTCTTCATGTTTATCGGCACGCTGGCCAGCGACATCAGCGCCGCTCCGGTTATTCTGGAGCGGGGGCTGGCTACCATCGACGCGGCCGCGCCTGGCAGCGAGGCAACCTTCATCGAAACGGCCGTTTCCCAGCCAACCAGCACGCCGATCATCGTGGAGGTTGTGAGCACAGTCGAACCGCTGCCGACCTACACCCCCCTACCCACCTACACGCCGGTCAAGCTGATTGATGATCGCGGCCTGCCCCCGATGGGGCCGTACTCGTTGGCGGAAATCGACCTGTGCGAGTCAATCATCAACGAGGGGAACCTGGACACGATGCCCAGCCCACAGCGCGGCTTATGCGAGCAGTACGTAGCCATGAGAAACAAATAGAGGTCAGCCACTGGCGCTTCTTGCGAACGCTGGCTGACCTCAACTTGAACCGTCAACTATGCAGGAAACGGCCGTCAACATTGTAACCGATGAAACGGCCGTTTCCAACCAAAAAAGGAAACGAAAAATGAACCCAGTAAAAGAACAGAAAACAATTTTTAACCAGGCGCAGGAATCCATGCGCACCGAGGAAGCCGCCAGCAGCAACGGAAAAGCCGAAACCGGTATCATGCTGGGCCTGGCTCTCTCCTCCCTATTCACCATCATTTACATGGTGGTGGCCCTGGGTGGCAGCTTGCTAGACCTGGGCTGGACTGAGGTATTGGCGTATATGATTGGTGGCTTGCTGGGCCTCGCGGCCATTATGCCCGGCGAGGCGGCCGTGTGGATCTGGAAAACCAAGCTGCAAAGCGATTACGAGATCAACGGCACTCAGGTAACTGTGGCCTGGATTGCGGGATTGGCATCTGCCGTGAGCGCAGCCATTAGCACCGTGAGCTTTTTCGCCTACCTGCTCCAGGGCTTGATGCCTGGCTGGTACGATGCAGACACGGCCGCAGGTGTCAACGTGGCCAACATTGCTGTTGGCTGGGCCGTCTTCGGGCTTGCCGTATTTATCTACTATGCAGCTGGGGATAGCTCAAAACGCAACCGCAACCGCGCCAAGGCGCTGCACGTGGCCCGCACCGCTCAGGATCAGATGATTGCCGGTATCGCCCAGGGCACGAAAGACAAGATCGAGGAGCTGATCCAAGGCATGGGGGAAAACAACATCTTTGTCGATGATGCTCTGGAGCAAGTGGCGCGGGCGATGGGCCTAAACGATGAACGCACCCAGCAAGTTCGGAACATGGCGAAAAGCGCCCCTCCCAGCCAGCCAGCACCACAACCGCCCCAGGAGGCGCCAGCCGCCCGCCCTACGCACGCGCCGCGCCAGGCGCAGAACAACGGCCGCAGCAGCTACCCAGTCGGCAGAGACGGGCACAACGAGTATTAGGCGATTCTGACGCATATGACACAATGCGTCATGGAACGGCTGTTCTAGAGAGTGAGGGTGAGGATGAGGGGGAGACGGCCGTTTCTGGTGGGTACACTAAGCCAACAATTGTGAAAAGACCTCCTGAAAACCAGGAGGGGCAAGCGGTGAAACTAGGAGGGGCAAGCGGTGAAACTAGGAGGGGCAACTCGACTAAAAAACAGGTTGCCCCTCCTAATTCAAATTTTGCCCCTCCTAGAAAACGAGAAAAGTCTAAAAAGTGGATAGAATTTAAACCAGGGACAAAACGCAAAGACGGCAGCCGCATGTATTACCCAAAGTGGCGCAGGTGGCTACCAGGCAATGAGAAAAAAGAATGGCTTGGCCCGGTGCTAGATTTAGACCCCATGACCGAGCAGGAGAAAAACAATTATGTCAAGCAACAGCGTGAAGGTAACAAACGACGTGACAAGCGTAGAAGGGGTGGTTGATTTTTTGGCAGAAAGCAACCTGCCGATTAAATCAATGACCATCATTCACAACGTGATCGCTGGTGTCATCCTGGGTGAAGTTGATGAGGTCGATCACGAAATGGATTTAGCGGCCGGGGTCTCCTATTTAGTGATAGGGCTGGGCAAGCTGCCGACTGAGTATGAGCGCGGTATTGACCTGGTAAATTTCAAAGATAGGTGATCCAAAACGGCCGTTTCGTGGTATACTATTGGGGCTTAGGTTGCATCATTTTAGGGCAGTTTTTGTTTCTCAAAAGAATACTTGTGGTCAGAGACCACGCCGTTTACTTTTCTGGACTGCCCAGATGTGACCTAAGCAATCACAAGTAAACGGCGTGGTTTTTGCTTTCTGGAGGTAGTGATGTCCGTATATTTTATTCAATCAGGCGAGTTTGTGAAGATAGGTAAAACACGCGATCCGAAGTCCAGATTGCGGGAGCTTCAGGTGGGAAACCCGGAGCGGCTGCGGATCCTCTGTGTCATTCCCGGCGGTGAAGAAGTTGAAAAAGAGTTTCACCGCAAGTTTAACCATTTGCGGCGGGGTGGGGAGTGGTTTATCTATACCCAAGAGATAGACGACTTGATCGCGCTTCTTTCGGTTGCCTTTGATGGATATGCCCCGCCTGTGCGGGTTGAAGTAGAGACGCGGGTAAAGCGCAAACAGGGCAAGAGAAACAGAGTTGTTTACACCGATAAAAACGGCCGCCGATTAGAGGTTAATTCAAACGGTCGTTATCGCTGGCGCTGGCAGATAAAAGATATCAATGGGAATCCGATTATTACGCCATCGGGGAATTACAAGCGGGGAAGTGAATACGTAGGCAGCTTAACGGATCAGGAGCTGGCAATTATTACCAGAGCAGATTAACCACGGCCGCACGGCCGTCCCCCGCACCTCACACAACAGGGCAGGGGGAAACGGCCGTCTTACCAAAGGAAACCAAAGGAGACAAAATGACCGAACCAAAACCAACCTACCAAACCTGCGAACACAGCGCCGCCGTAGTCATGGCGGACCACGGCCCCGTCACGCTGCTAGAATGCGACTGGGGCTGCGGCCAGACACTCATCAACGTGACCGATGAAAACGGCATCAGCTACCAGTTTACGGCCGCTGAGCTGCTGACGATTGCGAGCCAGGCGGGAACGTTTAAGGGTCAGGTGATTGAGTATGAAAATACATGGCTTGCAATCAACAGAGAGATCGCATTACTTGAGGACTTCATGGAAAAAGATGACACTTGGGAGAATGCGGACCTGGAAGATTTATACCAGTTTGACCCGTGGGCTTGTTTGCGTAAATCGCTGGAGTTTATGAAAGAGGCGCGGCGATTGAACGCGCAGAGAGGCGAAAAATGACCATTTGCGAAGATTGCGGAGACGATTGCCGCCGCCGCAAGCGCTGCCCCAGCTGCGGGTGCTTGATTTGCTCTTGGTGTTGGCACCATACGCATAAAATATATGTCGAAGAAGAAAGGCGACGGGAGCGGGAAACGGCCGTTTCCCAGGAGGCGACATGAAGGAATCAAGAATAACGCCAAGTGTAATAAAAAGTCGCCTAGCTTCGTGGCAATATGTAGCAAAAGCCATTATTGATGGCTTGAACGGAGAACCGTTCTCCTGGGGCGGCGGGGAGTTTCAGGCATATCGGCTCAAAGCTGAAGCGATGGGCATCACTTTAGTGACAAAAACCGCAATCGAAAAGCGGGGAAGGCGCCTGAAGCGCGGTGTGAAACCCGTAGGCGAGGGATATTTCTACGCTCCCATCTCCAGACGTGCCAAGCTGTATGTACTAGAGTGCCAAACGGCCGTTTCCCAGGAGGCCACCGATGCGAATTAAGGCCATCACCCTCTGGAACCCCTGGGCGCTGCTCATGGCGGCCGGCGCTAAAACCATCGAAACCCGCTCCTGGGCCACCGGCTACAAAGGCCCGCTGGCCATTCACGCTGCCAAAAAGAAGGACACAGACATCCTCAACTACTGGACACAACCCGCCTATCGCGACGTCCTGGAAGCGGCCGGATTCGGCGAGCCGGATGACCAGTTCTTTGGCTGCATTGTGGCCGTGGTCAACCTGCAAGGCTGTTGGCCCAGCGAGAAGCTGCGCGCCCGGCTGGAGGAAACCGGTCGGCAAGAAGAGATACTATTTGGCAACTATGCCCCCGGCCGTTACGGCTGGGTGACAAACGAGCTGAGAAAGCTAAAACGGCAGATCCCCGCCAAAGGTGCGCAGGGTCTCTGGTACTGGACGGTGCCGCACAATCTGGTACGGCCGTTGGGTTTGCAGGAGGCATCATGAGCACCGCCACCAAAACCCCGCTCGCCGCCGCCCAGCAAACGGCCGGGCACATTCTCGAAGCGCTGAACCCATTCTGCCACCGCATTGCCGTAGCTGGCAGCATCCGCCGCCAACGGCCGCAAATTGGCGACATTGAAATCGTGGCCCTGCCCCAGCGCCAAACCGACTTGCTGGGCATCACTGTGCCCGGCCTCATGCCCATCGAGGCGTTTCTGCAGGAACGGGGCGTGAATATCATCAAAGGCGGCTACGACCCAAAGAAAAAGACGCTCCAGAAATATATCCAGTTTCAATACGGCCGTTACGCCGTCGATCTCTTCATGCCCGAATCGCCAGCCCACTGGGGCAGCGTCTTTACCATTCGCACCGGCAGCCATGACTTTAATATGTGGCTCATGAACACCCGCGCCCCGGCGGTGAGCATCAAGTTTATCGGCGGCCTGCTCTACACCTGGCAGCGCCAGCTCATCCCTACGCCAGAGGAGGGGGATGTGTTTGAGGCACTGCAAATGGAGTTTGTGCCGCCAGGGGCGCGGGATAATAATAAGTGGTTGGGGTATGTGCGCGAAGCGTGAAACGGCCGTTGAGACCTGTCTGAGCAAGCATATCTACCGCAGCGCCAGGGAGGCTCGGCGCATGGCGGCAAAAAACACCCGATTGCGAGGCATTGTGTTCACCGCCTACCGCTGCCCGGTTTGCTATTGGTGGCACCTGACCAGCGGCGGCTATGTCAAGTAAGGATAAAAATGAGCGGAGAATATTTAGTCACCACCGGCTACGGCGCAAAAGCAAAAGAGCCGTATGTCGAAGTCGAAGCACCCCAGCTGCGCGTCCAGATGACCCCAGAGAATGCCCGCGCTCTGGCGCTCAATTTGTTGCAAGCGGCCGAAGCTGCCTACAGCGATGCCTTCCTGGTCGAATTCACGGTCTATGCCGCCGGCGGTAGCATGAATGAGGCGGCGGGCTTGCTGATTGAGTACCGGAAATGGCGCGAGCAAAAGCAGAGCTGGTGAATTAAAACGGCCGTTCTAATTCTGGTTGACACTTTGGCGGAGGCGGTTGACAGTTCTACCTTGTGCATTTGTACCAATACGGTACAATTACCCTAATTCAGTAATCAATAAGCGGCACGGAGAAATGAAAATGAACGGTCGAGAAACAGCCAACAAATTGCAAGAAAAATACCCCACAATGGAAATTGATTTTAATAAAGTTCGTAATCAAATCAATGTGTACGGATTCCATACCCTGGAAGATGCCACACAAGCACGTGCCGAAATGGAAGCATTGGGATTCGAGCTAGGTCCTAATGGTGGACGGTTGAAAATTGAAGAAAAAGAAGAAGAAATCGAAATCCCTCACGGCGTCACGGTACAGGATGCGGCATGGTTGGAAATGACGCCAGAGCAACGGCGTGATTCAATCGCCAATGATAAAAATATCGCGCTGGCACAGGATAATGCTCAGATGCGATACGAAAGCGGTAATCTGTCAGATGAGGCAGTAATCGCCAGAATGTGGAGGCCTCGCTACGAAGCCGCAATGAAATATTTAGCAAGTCAATAAAATCAGCCGAAAGGCAAAGGAGATTAAAATGTTTAATTGGGTGAAAGACAAATCTGCACAAGAGGCACAAGATAGTACGGTTGTTAGAGCAGCAGTCGATGTCGTTTTCTCGGAAAAATACGGCGCAGATACTCAGCGCGACGGTAATCTAGAGTATGCACAAATGAGAGAGGCAGCGGCAAAGGCGGCGCAGCCGGTAATTAGTGACAAGTGGTCATCCCACGATGACATTTATCAAGCAGCAAAGAAAGCAATTTAGTAATTGAAAATCCCCGCACGCGCCTTCGGGAAAATCGCCACAGCGCAGAAAGACGGCGGGGCCAGAATCGCCATTTGCGATTGACAAGGAATCATATGAGCAAGCAAATCAGATACGGCACAGGTGACAAGGAAAAGTCCAGAGTAGCAAGCGTCACCCAGCGGCAAATTGTAGAGCTTGCCGCTCACCTAGACCTTACCCAAGCCAGCGTAATGCAAGAGGCCGTCAGCCGCCTATGGATGCAAGAGATTTACGGCCAGCAAGAAAAGAAGCTGGCTGATTTACAAAAAGCATACGACGAGCTTTACGCCCATCATTGCGAAGTAATCAATCAATAATCAGCCCGACCAGCCCTCGCAGTCGGTGAAAGGGGTAAAAGGAAATTGAAGTGTATAAATTCCAAGATGCAAATACAAGATTTGAATGTGATGACTGCGGGATGGTTGTTTCCCAATCCCGCCTCACCCCCGTCCAGTGGGCCACGGGGTCTACTGGTGCAGTATGCGAAAGCTGCGCTAAAAATTACGGCCCAACAGTGACAAGCGCAGACGGAATGGCGCAGGCCAGATGGCCAAAAGAGAAATAGCAGCACAGCCCGGCCTAACCCGCCGGGCTTTTTTCTTGCCAAATCAACGCCCGGGCCACCTCCCCCAAAAACGGCCGTTCCCCCCACTTCTCGCAGCCACACCGCACAATCCACCGCGCCAGATTGCGCTGGTGGGAGGGCGGCAATAGCGGCTGTTCATCCCCCAGTACATCGGCCGCCAACTGGGCCAGGTCGGGCAGGGCGGCCGATTCCAGCCGGATAAAATCGCCCAGATGGTGTTCCGGTTCGGCGTCGGTGAGCACACGGCCGTAACCGCTGCCTCTGTGGTAGATTTTGAGGACGCGCAAGGTACGCTTTCTCCTTCGGTTGTCCGGTTGTCCGGTTGCCCGGTTGTTGATACGGCCGTATGCGCCCCGCTGCTTTGTTGCCAGGCGCACCCCTCACGGCCGGTAGGGCTATGCTACTACCCCAGACACCCAATCACCTCCCGCTTGATATCCGGCCGCTGCCCCGGCCCGTGCTCCTCGCTAATCTGTGAGCTGCCCCACTGCGAGATCCATTTCACACGGCCGTATCCCGCACACCAGAACTGCCGTTCGCTGTTCTCCTGCACCTCCAGTACGTTTGCCAAAATAATGCCGTTGGCAAACGTCATAGATTCATGGAGCGCTACGATGGTGGTCACGTTCTCAGCGGCCCCGCTGTTCTCAGCGTGCGGCTGGCAGTTGTCCTTGCGGTAAAACTGCACCGTATGCCCACCATCTCGGAACGTTTCACCGATGGCCATGAACCGCTTGTATTTCGGTGCCATGCCTGAATTCTTGCGGATTTTATAATAGCGCGCTGTGCCGTCGCTGGCGTCGGCCGGTGATGTGTCTGTGTCCAGGCAGATGACATCCTCGATCGCCCCGTCCACCACCATTTTTACCAGCCGCCATAGCTCATAATGGCCTTCGTTTTCGCCTTTGGCGATGTACCAGGCGTTGGCATCCGTCGCGTGAGCCTGGGCCTGGTTGCGCTCCTGACCGCCGCCCCCGTGCTGCATCTCGAAGATACGGCCGTCGCCGCGCAGGAAGGTGAGCATGTCTAATTTTTGTGGTTCTGGTTTTGGATCAGGCTCGGGTTCTGCAATCTCGCCACCCACCACATACGGCAGCCACGCCGTCCACGTGTTGCCGGGGCATTGCGTTTGCGCCCCGGGAAACTGGCGGTGGCCTGCTGCCTCATCAATCGTTGGGACTAGTTGTTTCAGGTGGCTGACCAGCCGTCGGGCTGAATCAAGCATCGCCTGCGCAGGCGGCTGATCGGTAAAATTTCCGCGCAGTGCCACGCCAATGGATCGCGTGTTGTTGTTGGCGACGTGCGTACCCAGCTTGTCGAGCGGAATGGTTTGGTAAATTTCGCCGCCGTGGTCAACGACGAAATGATAACCAATTCCCGGCCAGCCAAGCGACAAATGATAATCATGCACCTGCTGGATCGTGCTGTTGCTGGCAAAATGATGAATAGCAATGGCGTCGATTTGGTCGAGTGTTCGACTGTAGCGGGCGAAGGCCAGTGGTAAATTGTTGACGATGTTAATTATTTCAATCTGGGGTGGCTTCCCTTCAAAATAACCAATGCTGTATTTGTAGCCCCGACTAGCAAAGTAATCCACCACGTCATCGGGGAATCGCTCAGGCTCCCAGATGCGCACCTCGGACACCTTTTTGCCCTCTGGATTCTCCCCACGGCCGTGGGCCACAATCAATTCGGCGTCATCGTGTGAAAACACAAAGGAATTTTTGGCCGCATTGAACTGCCGGGCAACGGCCGCTATTTCGTCGTCTGTTGTATCCTGCGGCAGCAGGTGGACAAAGCGTCCCAGGTCTAAATATAAATCGCATTCTTTTGGTTCCATTGGCTCTTCCACCTCCGGTGGTGTCCAGCGTGGCAGCGTGGCCTGTTCTAAATAGGGAACAAGTGCCTTCATGTGCTGGGTGTAATCTGAATTAAAATCCTTGTAGGTGCCCATCTGCCACCAGCACAGCCCGATCGCCATGTCGGCATAAGGCAGCAGCAGCTGTTCCAACCGCTTTACTTGCTTTTCAAAAAACGGGTAATCGGCCACACCGTAGCCACCAAACAGCCCGGCCTCGGTCAACACCACGCCGCCGCCGTAGCCCTGCGACCGCAGGTATTCCAGCTCAGCCAGCACCCGCGCCGTCTGGCCAGGGTTCACCGCGCCGGCGTCATTGACAAACCAGTCGGCGTACAGGTGACGGCCGTAAATATTGCCGCCCGATTCCCACGCCTCCACAATGAACGGCGCGCAGATTTGCTTCCACAACTCAAAGCTGCCAGGGCTACCCCCGGCCAGATTCAGGATGCAGCATTTACGGCCGTCGGCGTTGGCAGCCTGCATGATGGCTCGCTCGATGTCTACCAGCCGCTGCAATTTAACGGGCACGTCGGCCCCTTCGCCGCCGCCCTGCTCGTTGCAAATCTGGTAATAGTCGGCGGGGTTCACCGCCCACGCCTCCTTGTGATTGCGCCAGCCCAGACTGCCGTCTGGCAGTTCGGATTGTTTGGTGCGTTCGCTGTACCAGTAACGGCCGTAAATTTCCCAGGTCACGGAGGTCGACGGTACAAACGAGTCAAAGTCCGGCGGCGCTTCGCCGTTGGGGAAAACGCGGGTGTCGCGCACAATCCGGATTGTGTCCGGGTGCTGCTCGCCCGTGCCCAAGCCCGCGCCGTTGAGGTACAGCCCGGCCCGGCTGGGGATCTGTTTGACGCCGCCGGTGCGGGTGTGAATGCCAATCAGTGATGCCATTTAATCAATCTCCTCAATGCGTGTCATGTCGATGGCCCAGTCCCACACCAGGCCATACACCGGTTCGCCTGTCAAAATATCAACGGGGATGATCCAAAGCCCGTACCGCTCATGGAAAAACGGCCGTCTGTAATCCTCATCCCCAAAATTATCAAAGCAAGCCACCGCCCGCGCCTCGCCCTGCCAAGTGAACGATACGGCCGTTGTCCAGCTATCCCACCCCTCATACAATTTTGTCCAATCCTGAATGCAGCCAGCCACGCGCCATTCATGATCGGCGCTGGTGGGGTAGAGATTGGCATAGCGTTCCGGCTCGCCGTTGGCCTGGCCGCCGTAGGGCAGGGGGTTGCCGTCGCTGTCGAAAAACCAATAGTTCGTCAGGCTCAGCGGCATTTGGCTGATAGGCGGTGGAACCGTTACCGCCTCCACTGAACCGGACAGCAGCATGATGGCACATACGGCCGCCGTTTCACAGAGTGTCAATATCATTTGCGCCTCGTTGCCAGCGTGACAATGATGCCAGCGCCCAGCAGCAGCAAAAGGACGATGCCAATCGGCGGGCAGATGTCCGCTAGGATATTCAGTAGTTCGATTTGCTGACCGGTTTGTGCGATCATCATTACCCTTGCTCGCCGTCTGGCGTCAAACGCCACACATATTTGGGCCGGTCGCCTTCCAGAAAACTAGCGAACCCGTTCGGTCCATCTAGTGTTTTTTGCCGATAAAAACCCAGAACCAATGAGCGAATCTTGGCCTGCTTTGTATCTCCGCTGAGGGATTCATAATCAATCCCGATGTCAAAGCAAAACTGAGCCAGTTCATCTTCGTTGTATGCACGCTTCATCGTAGCCGCTACGTGTCTAGCCAACTCTTTTTGCTGCTCCTCACGCAGCCGACCGGTGTCTGTTTCCCGCCGAGGAATGATAAAAATGCCGCTTTCGGACTCAGAAACAACGGCCGTCACCTCTCTTGCGACTGCTGTATCGTGTTCCAGCGCTGTAAAACGCTCCTCGTATGATTCAAATCTGCGACCGAGGCGGATAGCCAGCTTTTGAATCCAGTCGGCAAGGCGGGCAACTTTTTTTTTGTACCCTCGCTACGGCTAAGAACCACGGCCAGCCCGCCGCCAATTTCATCCACCTGGCGCTCGACGGTTTCCAGCCGGTCGCTTATTTCCTTCTCGAACGCCTGGAAACGACTATCAATACGTTTATCAAGCCGCATCACGGTGAGCGACAACCGCTCGACGGCCCGGATTAATTCCTCGCCGTCACTCATCAGTCGCCTTCTCCAGATTGTCAATTACCGATTGCATCATGGCTACCTGCGCGAGCAGCTGATACTTCTCTTCCTTCAGGTGGTCACACGCCTGCTCTAGCTGTGCCGCCTTTTCGGCCCGCAAAGTCGCCACTTCCCGCTGTGTGCGGGCGATGGTTTCCGCATCTGCCAGCCTGTATTTCGCCTTCTCCAGCTCCCGGCGCAACTGAATAGCCGTCGCCATGTCCAGACGTGACAGTGCTTTTTCAACGGCCACATCCACAATCTGGATAAGTCGTTTTTCGGTGATTACTAAAATCTGCTCTTCGCCGTTTGCCATGCGAGCTCCGATGTACGGCCGTTTACTCCATTGCCGCTTCTATTTTCAATAGTTGATAAAATGCCTTGCACATGTTTGCGCGCGAACGTATTACGCCACTGCCTCCAGGTAATTCACGTGCTCCTGGTCCGGCAGCTCGGCAATCGTAAATGCCTGATTGTTGATGGTGAGCGTGTACACGCCGCCGCCCACGTGGGCCACGTCGCGCCGCACGTAAAAGAAAAAGAAGCCGTCGGCATCGGTCTGGGCAGATTCGGTGGTTTTTAGAATCCCCTCGCCGGTGTCCTGCCCGTAGTCGTCAGCCTCATTGATCGCCAGCTGCACCGCGATGTTCTCCTCTGGGTTGCCTTGAATATCTTCCATCACACCCCACAGCGTGATGAGGTTGTTGGTGGGGGGCAGGGGAGGATTCACGGCCGTGGCCTCGGCCGCCACGCTCGCATCGCTGCCCTGCACCCGCGTCACCCGATAGCGGATGACGTAGCGTTCGGCGGCGTAGGTGGGCGTGTCGGCGTGGGACTCGTGCACTGCGTACACGGCCGCGCCGGTGAGGTGGGCCTGGGGGATGGTGCCGCCCACGCCGCGCGTCACGCCGCTGAAGGTATTGGATGCTTTGCCCGCCAGCAGAATCATTTCCTTGTCGACAATGATGTAATCGCCATCGGCAAAGTTGGTGGCGTCGGTCATCGTCAGGCTGGTGGCCTCGGCCGTCAACGCCCCGTCCAGCGTCGTTTCGTACGGCACATAGCTACCGTCGCCCCGGTCGGTGCTGTTCAGCGGCGAGGCCGCCAGCTCGGCAAAGGTACCACTGGTGGTTTCATCGCTGTCGATTTGGTAGTCGGTGCTGGCATCGGCGTCGGTTGCCGCTGGCCAGCGAATCGTTACGTCAGTCATCTGTCACCCCCTGCGGTGGCTGAGCTTGCCGAAGCCAGCTGCTCGAAGCGGGCGCGGGCCTGGTTGGGCACCGTCACCGCGTAGCTCTGCTTGCCAGGAAACAAAAACCGGTACTCGCCGGGGATGAGGTTGGCAATGAAGATGCCGTCAGCGGCCGTTTCAACGACCACCATTTCGCCCGACTGCACGGCCGCCGCCGTCACCTGCCCGCCCGACGGCCGTATCTCAATGCGCGCCCCACCGATGGGACGGCCGTTGGCGTTGGTGTATTTGCCTAAAATTCTGCATCGCATCATGTCACCTCGCTAAGCGGCCGCCAGGTACGGCCCGATCTCTCTGGTTGGCAGTGTGCCCACGGCCACGATTGGCCCCACAATCGGCGCGTCGAGCGTGGCAGCGGCCAGGATTGGTCCAATTTCCGGCCCAGTCAAAACACCCGCGCTCAGCGCTGGAGCTACCTCCGGCAGGGCAGTCACCATACCGGCTGCCAGCAGCACGTCGCGCTGGAGCTGGGCTGCCGCCGCTGTGGCCGTCTTGGCCGTAAATGACTGCGTTTGCCCTGGAATACCCAGGATGGTGTACGTCGTTTTTTGTGCCATTAAACAATCACAAACCTATCGCCATTGCTCGGCGCTTCAGTAAGCGCCGTCATGGTGATGAGCTTCGTTGCGCCGGTGTAGTCGGTGATGTCCGTCGCCTGGCCCGCCAGAACACCGGTAAGGAAGACGACTATACGGCCGTTAAAATGATCGTCGGTACTCTCCGTCAGGTTGGTAGTCATCTGCGTGGTACTTAGCGTGCCCGTGGCCGCCTGGCCATTGAACACGCCCTGGAACGATTCGCCGAATGTGCCGGCCGTGGCGTGCCCGCTGCGGGCCTCGTCCCAAACGGCGTCGGCAACGACGGTGGCCGTTGGGTCATTGAGCGCGGCAATCAGGCCGGGTATGCCGTCAGTTTGCAATTCGTTGGTATCGGCCACAATCGCCGCCAGTTGGGTGCTGTTGCTGTCCATCTCGGCCCGGTTCTCTGCGGCCGTGGGCAGCGCGTCCAGCTGCGTATCTAAATCGGCGCTGGCCAGTCCCACGGCCGTGCGCACCCCGGCCGCGTCTAATGTGCTGAGGCCGCTTTGAATTTCGCTTACCGCGTCGGCCGCCAGTTCGCTGGCTCCGATGGCGTCAGTCGCTATCTTTGCCGCTGTAATTGCATCACTGGCAATCTTGGCAGCGGTGATGGCGTTGTCGGCCAGGGCCGTGGCGGTGATGAGTCCGGCCGTGATTTCGGCCGCATGCACCTGGAGCAGGTCCGCGCCAAACAGTGAATCCCAGACGTTAGCCGGCACGACCATAAAATCTTGCCAAACCGGCAGCGCGCCGCTTTCGCTGATTAGCACCCGCAGTGTGCCCAGGGTGGCCGTGTCCGTGGTATCCAGTGGCACGTCGTAATAGCCCAGTTCGTCATGAGTAGCCCCGGCCGCGTTGTTGCTCTGGGCAATGTTGCCGCCGTTTTTGGATAGGCGAATGTCAGCCTGGCTGATGGTTAGGCCAGTTTCGGCCGTTGCCCCGTCTGTGGAATCGAGAAACGGCCCCATTTTCACGGTGGTTGCCGTTGATTGTTTTAGCCATAGCGTCATATCAGTTGCTCCTCATGTGCACCTGGTGCATCGTGCGCGGTGGTTGCCCGCCACCACCGCCGCCCTCGGTGTAATCCACCGTAATCGTTACGTGATCCACTTGCGCATCCCGAGTACCAGAGGCCGTAGCGCTGGCACCGATGACCACGCCGAAATTGCTGGCGTTGATGTCCGCCACCGACCATGTTTCCGACCACAAATCGGCCACGCCGCCATAATTAAGGCTGGCTTCGGTGGTAGGCCAGGCCGCGCCATCGGCCTTGTTTTCGCTGCCAATCACACCGCCCTTAACGATCTTCACCTCGTTTGTGTTTACCCGGCTGGCCTGCGTTGCCGACCGCTCCAGCGCGACGGTGATGCCGTCGATGGTGGCTCCGCCAGGGATAGAAAAGCCAAAATTGGTAACTAATAAATATTCCGAGGTGGTATTGGCAGCTCCCAGTCCTGCGGCCACCGCCCGGCTATCATCAGACGCGGCGGCATTGCCTGGATCGGTCCAGACCTGTGTGCCAATGGTCGCATCAGAGACGATTGTCCCTGGTGAATTGGGGCCAGCTGTGGTCATCTAATCGGCCTCCTCGCAAATCACAAATTGGTCGTCAATGATCAACGTCCCGGCGCATTGCAGTTCGTAAGCGCCAGGGGAGAGGATGAGGGGAAGATAGACGGCCGTTGGCGTAAGCGTTGGCGTCTCGGTCGGGGTAGGCGTCGCCGTCGGTGTTTGCGTTGGCGTGGCCGTAGATGTAGCTGTGGGTGTTTCCGTGGCCGTTGCTGTTGGGGTAGATGTGGGCGGTGGTGCATCCAAATACCACGACGCGGTGTAGCTCCAGGTACTCAGCGCATCGTGCCATATTTGACCGCTCTCCTGCTGCCCCGCGCCAGCCAGGTGCAGGCCGTCTGCGGCGTAATATTCGGGGTGTGATGCCCAGCTGGGTATCCACTCATCAGCCAGCCAGGCGATGTGTGTACCGCAATTTGCGGTACAGTCGATGCGATTCTCGATCAGCCATTTCCACGAAAAGCCCTCTTCGTATGCCCACGGCTCGGGGTGTTTCGATGTGGACGACAAAGCATAATGCCGATTCGTCACCAGAATAAGCTGGGTGTTGGGGTACTTATCAGCGATGGTGCCCATCGTGCCAGTGATGGAATTTAGCATGTTAGTGGCGTGGTCTGGAAACGGTAGTGAGGACGGCCCGCTCCAGGCGTTGCCGTAAATGACAACATCTACTTCAGCCTCGGTCTTGCCAACGGACGCCAGTGCCTGCGTCCCTCGGTCCCAGACAGCATTTTCCGGATCCGCCCAACGCTGCTGATTGGAGCCAATGGCACCGTTGACCACAATCATATTTGGATTCATGCCCGGTCCGCTGGCATAAGGCATCCATCCAGACATAGCATTCTGCATCATGCTCATGCCCAGACCCAGCACGACAAGCTCCTCATCCACCGACAGGCTGATCGCCAGCTGATCAAGCTCTGATTTGTAAGCAGTAGGCGGCTCATTCAGTCCGCCCGGATATAGCCCGCCTTGCTGACCCAGATAGGTGTCAGCACCTAAATCAGCGAGAGGGATCGGCGTGGTGTAGTCTACGGCCGTGACCGGTTCACCCACCAGCAGCAGGGCCACACCCAGCAAAACAAGGATGGCGAGAAACGGCCGTTTACTTTTCATCGACCTGCCCATTCGCTGGTAACTGCGCTCTGACTTCCTGATAGCCGTTCAGCCAGATTTGCAGCGCCTCAGGTGTGCCCTGCGGCGTGAAACGACCGGCAGCGGCCGTGGCCACGCACACCTGCAAGAAGGCCAGGCCGACGGGGGTCAGTTCTATGGTTACTGTGTTTTGTTTCGGTGCTTGCTTGTTCGGTTTTTCTTCTTTTGCCACGATGTCTCCTAGTTGTTCAGGCTGGCTTCAACGGCCGTCAGCCTGTCGAGTATTTTGCTGATATGAACGGCCTGGACTTCATCCGTTTCCATCAAGCGATTGAGTAAATCGCCAATCGGGAAATTACCCGCTGCTTCCCACTCGGCCTCAGAGTGGAACGCTGGCAGGTGCCCGTCACGCTGCCACTTCGCTGCGTACTGCACCGGGTCCAGCTCCTCCTCCATGTTGGCCGCAAAACGTCGGGCCGGTCCGTGAATGCGCTCCTCAATACCCTCTGGTTCGATCTCTTCCTCGTATTCCGGCTCAATAATTTCCACCCGGTCGGGCAGGCGTTCTCTGGTTTTGGGATTGATGCCACCTTTTACGGTTTTTGTTTTGGCGGGGACGGTGCGCATTTTGGCGGGGATGGTGCGGTTGGGTACCTTGGCGTCGAGGGCGGGCATGTTGATTGCGCCGGTAACGGCCGCTTCCAGGACGTAGGGGGTCAGCAGGGTGCCGTCGTCGTAAACCCCTTGGGCATTGAGAGTACCTGTGCCCTTGTAGCCGTCGGTTGGCGCTCCCACCTGAACAGCTCCATCGCTGCGCCTAATCCTCACGACGCTGGCAAGGAACGTCCCTGAATCATCGTAACTATTTATATTAAATGTAGACCCAGCATTTGAGCCGCTTTCCGCCTCGCTATTCGCGCCAACCACCCAACGCAAGCTTCCACCCGAAAGGATTTGAACGTTCCTAACGCTACCGGCCGCGCCGTTCATATTGATTCTGATGGCCCCGCTGCCATCACCGAGCACCGCTACCGTCCCGCTTGCCTCCACCAACAAATCACCCGCCACATGCAGCGCGGCCGTGGGTGTCAACTCATTAATCCCCACCTTGTCCTCAACGACGTTCAGCACAAAAGCATCATTCCCGTCTTTCTGGGTGAGCACGCGAAACGCAGTGTCCTGCAACCCCGTGGCCACATTGGTCATCTGGAAATACAAATCGACACACTGAGAGGCATTACCCGCTGCATTGATGCCAAAAGCCCGAATCATCCCGGCCACGTCGCCATTGGCCGGGGTACCGCCCACCAGCGACGGTTTGTTCTGGAGGTAAATCGTTCCCCCGGTTACATCCTCATCTCCCTGACCTTCCACTTTCAGGACGCCATCATAAACGTGTAGTTTCTCGGCCGCACCGTCGATCCCAATCCCCACGGCCGTAGTCCCACCGCCGCTGCCCTCGGCCGTCATCACAATCTCACTGCCCATCGCAAAACGGCCGCCCTGTGTGCCCAGCCCCAGGCTCAAGAATGATTGATTAGCCGTATTCTCACCCCACTGTAAATCGGCCGTGCCGCCGCCGTTCAGTGTGGTGCGCAGGATGTACGTGTTTTTGGTGCCCTGGTCGTAGAAGAAAAGGTCATCATTTGAATTGGTCGAGACGGTGAATAGATAGCCAGAAGCGGCCGTGTTCAAAAAGCCGAAAACCTTCTGGTTATTGAGCTGAATGGAATCGGTAGCCCGCAGGCTGAAGCCCCGTACCTGGCTGTCGGAGAAGATATTACCCACCACGTCCAAAGACTCGGCAGGGGTCAGCTTGTTGATGCCGACCTTGTCTTCCACAAGGTTCATAAGAAACACGTCGGCACCCGCTAACTGAGTCAGGAATCTAAGTGCGCTGGATTGCGCTCCATCAGCTACGTCAGTCATCTGGAAATAAATATCGGCACACTGGGCCGCATCGCCCACAGCATTCAGGCCCATAGCGCGAACCATGCCCGCAACGTCATCGTTGACACCTAGCCCCGAAAGACTGGTATTCTGCAAAATGATCGTGCCGCCCGTATCAGGGTGCGTGGCATCACCATCCCCCTCAACTTTCAGACCCCCGCCATAAACATGGAACAAGTCAGCCGGACCGGCAATGCCAACCCCTACCCAGGCATCCATCAGGCTAATAAAGTCGTTGGCCTGATCATCAAAAACAATACGCCCGGCAGCCGCACCAAGCCCAATCCACGTGTCATCCGCCATTGTGATGGCATTGGCTCCAGCTGCTGCGCCGATCCCCAAACCGCGTATTTGCAAACGGCCGTTCGAGTCTGTCTTCAGCAGCACAGAGGTAGCCGAACTCACCGCCGCGCTGGGCGTCAGAATCCCCAGCGTGTCAGTCGCCGACAGCCCGATCACGTCCAGAGCCGCGCCGGTGACGGTGTGGTCGCTGCCCACAATGCCGTGCACCTGGTCATGAGCGGCCACGCCACCGGCCGCCAGAAACGGCCGCAACCGCCGCGCATCCAAAGCAATATCTTTACCACTGGTACGGCCGTACGTGCCTCTACTCATGAGCCAACCCCGGCAGCAGCCGCTTCCTCGGCCGCCTGCTCCAGCCAGCGTTTATTACGTTCCACGGCCCGCTCGATGTCCGAGGGGTCGAAGCCGTCAGGGATCAGGCTGGCCTCATCCTGCCCATCGGCCATCTGGATTTCAGCCACCCACTCGTCACGGCCGTCGGTCAAAAAACTGCCCGGCACTGGCTTGCTTGACGGCCGGGTCAAGTCACGCACCACGCCCGGCCGCAGGCCCCAGGCCGAGCCGCCGCCCAGCCGGGTGGTCAGGCCACCGCCGGACTTGCCGCGCCACTCATACAGCGGCGTGGCATCGGCCTGGTGATAGTGGCAGTAGCCGTCGGCATCGACGTAAATCACAAACGGGATGGCGCCATCGCCCAAGTCGGTCAAATCCACCAGCGCATCCCAGGCGCGAATGGGCCCGTCGAAGCCCTGCACCACTTGCAGCGTGTTTTCCTGAATCCGGCCGACCTTCAAAAAGTCGCAATCAGTCTCAATGATTTCCTGAATGTAGGCGCTGACGTTGCCGTCGGTGCCATCCCCGGCCGTGACATAGCGATTGTTGGCGGTGAATGCCAGCCCTGCGGCCGTGACGTTCAGGCCGTCGCGGATGTGCCCGCCCAGACCAATCGTCTCGGCCGGAGGGTAGGCGGATTTGACCAGCTCGTCTTGCGCTTTGGCTTCAGCCACGGCCGTGGCCACATTGTCCAGGGGGATGATCAGCTCCCGACGGCCGTATTGGGCAATGCTGGCGTCGTTGGTATACCAGCTGGTGTTCTGCTCGTTGCCGTCGGTGTCAATGTAGAGCACTTTGGTGGCGTTGAAAATACGGCCGTAGTCGCGCCGCGCTTTACGGCCGTCCTGGGCAAATTCCATCTCCCAGATAATCCCGGCGTAGGTAATCGCCCCGCCCAGCCGGTCTTGAAAGCCGAAGCCCAGCCGGTTCTCAAACCACTGCGTCAGGTAGGAGAGGGGGGTTTGCTGGCTGGGGGCCATCTCAAAACCAGCGTCCCAGAAACCGGCAATGCGCCGGATGTTGCGGTGGTAGCGGCGCGCGCCCTGGTTGAGCTGGTCGATGTCGACGACGGCCGTGCCTTGCAGCGGCGGGATGAGGCAGTACAGCGTCACGTCTCTACTCATCGAGCCCCCATTAGGTACGGTAGCTTTGCCATCTGCGCTTCACCTCAATTTCCAAATCGACGCTCTCAGCAGCATCCTGGGTTCCATCGCTGCGCTCGGCCGCCAGCACCAACACGCCACCGTTACCGAGCGCGATCCGATTGCGAGGGTAGGCCCAGTTACGGCCGCCCAGCTCACCGTAGCCATACGCCTGCCCCTCTTTGGTAGTACCCGATTCGCCAGTCGGTGCGCCGGCCACATAGCCGTCCACGCCGTTGTCGGGATGGGTCATAATCCACGCCTCGGTGTCCGGCGATCCGCTCTTGCCGAATGTTGCACCATCCCAGGTGATGTAATGGTCAGAGGGGATAAGAATTATTGAATCGGCACCCAAAACGGCCGTACCCGAAGCCCGCCCCGTTTCCAGGTTGAGCCGAAACGTTTGCAGGTCCAGGGCGCTGTGGCCCCGGCTGCCCGGTATCTCCACCTCGCCTAATTCGATCAGTTTCCAGGCGGCATTTGTCAAGTACTGCGTCGCACCCAGAGCAACGGGCGCGCTGTAGGTGGGTGAGGTAAATGAAGTGCTGATCCGCGCCAGGCAAACGCCGCTGCCGCTGGTGATTTTGCAGCGCAGCAGAACCAGGTAGCGGCCGACGAAGGCGCCGACGCTGCTGGACAAGCTGTAACTAAATTTGAAGGCCAAATCGGTACCACCCGAAAAGTCATCGCTCATATGCTGGCCGTCAACCGTGTTGGATTCGCTTGTGGAATTGCTAACTCCCGTCACGCCCAGGCTATGTTGCGTCTTCAGATCGAGTGTTGGATTAAAAAAGAAACTGGTACCCGAGGCACCGATACCGGCTCGCAGCGGCCGGATCCCAACCCACATTTTAGCCAGATTGCTGGACGCACTGCGCGGCGTCACCTTCAATACTCGGATACGGCCGTCGGTATCACCACCAATTATCGTACCGGACAAGTCCCACATGCCGCCAACGGTGCTGATATTGTTCCGGGTGGCCTGCTGCGGCTCACGTTCTTCGTAAGCTGCAGCACGGGTAAACGTAAATAGATACCGACCGGCCCCGCTCTCCAGGTGAATGTCATCCACATCATGATCTATTGGTTCCAGGGCGTAGCTGAACACCAGCGCCCGCTTCAGGCCCTCGCCAGTTGTTTGCCAGCGATACCACAGAGAGTAGGGATTGGTGTTGTCGGCCGCATACTCGACGGCCATATTGAGAAAATCTCGCAGCTGGTTAACGGCCGTGCGAATGTCAGCAGCATCATCTGCTTTGAATAGTGTGCAGGTAGCAACAATCCGGTCGCCATGCGGTGTCTCGCGCCAGCTACCCATCCCCACGCCCAGTGCGTCGGCCAATAGATCGTAGTAATTGTCAGCCTCAACCGACTCACCGTGATCAATGCTCAGCTCAAACCGATAAACGTCAGGCACTAGCCCACCCCCATGTAACTATCCAGCCGCGCCCGCCGCCGCTCCTGCACCAGAGCGTTGGTCGTAGCGGCCGCTTCCAGGTTGTTGTTCACAATGCTGATCTGGCTGTTGTCGGTAAAGCCGCCGCCCAACAGCCCCTGTGCCTGACTGTTAGAAAAAGTCTGACCCCGCTCGCCGGGAATCATAAAGAGTTTGCCGCTGGACTGAATCATGCCAATCTCTGGCAGGTTGCCCTCGCCCACGCGGTAAAGACGGCCGCTGCCAAAAGTACCGCCCGTTGCCTGGGCTACGGCCGTTTGCCCGCTGCCGGGGGCGGTGGGCAGGGTGGGCAGCTGGCCTTCGGTCGTCATTTTGATGACAAAATCGTGATGGGTGGGTAAACGGCCGAGTGTGTCAATCAGCGCGGCCGCTTCAGCGTTGGTGGTGCTCACGGCGCCGGTCTGCTCGTTGAAACTGACCGTCATTTCGTTGATGTCGGTCACCGCCTGCTGCGCGGCATTCATGTAGCCTTGCAGGGACAGATCGCCTTTGGCGTACTGCTCACCCAGGTTTTTGAGTGTTTGCTCCAAGGCGACGCTCTTAATGACCGCTTCAGCCTGCACCGGTGTCAGTTCGCCGGTGGCTACTTTGAGGATGGCCAGCTGGGCGGCATCGGCCCCGGCGGCATCGGCCGCGCTAATCATGGCGCTGTTGACGGCGTCCTGGTTGATGGACAGCTGATTATTGACCGATACCAGCTCGCCGCTGATGCCCAGCAGCGGGGCCATGGTCTCTTGCAGGCGGGCCATCTCCTCTTGCTGGTCGGCAATCTTTTCGGCCCGCTCTTCATCGGTGAGGTTGGCCCCCTTCAGGCCAATTTCGTAATCACGAACGGCCCGTGCCGACTTGTCGTAAGCGCTTTGCAGCCGTTCCAGGTCTTCGTTTTGTTCGGCCGTACGGCCGCCCACCGTTGCATACTGCTGTTCCAGGCTAGCCAGGTCTTCGTTGTAAAATTTCAGCGCGCCGTCCGCCTCGCTAATGGCGGTGAAGATGTCGCCGGTTTGGGCGGCGAGGATGGCGCGCTGGGCGGCGGCTTCGGCATTGAGGCGGCTGGATTCGGCCAGCCGTTCGTTGGAATTGGTCAGCGCTTCGTTCCAGCGGCCCTGGGCAGTCGTGACGTTCTGGGTGGAATCGAATAGCTTGTCTTCAAAGGCCGCCAGGTCGCCGCTGGCGTAGGCCATCTCTTCAAGTTCCTGCGTTGTCGGCCCCAGATTACCGCCCAGTTCCAGTATTCGCCGGTTGACGTTGCGCAGGGTGTCATCCTGCGCCAGGAACGCGGCGGCGGCCTCCGTTACTCGGGGTTCGACTTCTTGGTATTGGGCGTTTAGGTCCCTGGTGTGTTCTGTCAGCGCGACCGTTCTATCCTCTACCCGCTGCAACACATCAGCGTACGCCTCGTTTGTTTCCGCATTCAGGCCACCCTCGCGCCGCGACTGAACGCTAAGATCGCGCCATTCGCGCCAGGTGATAATCCCGGCCTCGTAAGCGGCCGTCAGCTGCTTTTGCGCCTGGATGTCGCCAACGATTGCGCTTACAACCGGCCCGGCTATCTCCGCCGCGCCCTCTTTCATCATATTGACTAAATTAGTCCACTCAGACTCCAAAATTTGCATCTGCCCGGCCGTTGTCTGGCTGGCGTCCCCCAGCAGCGTCATTTTCTCCTCAAGGCCAATGATCACCGCCTCGTCAAAGGCATCGCCTTTGAACCCCTGCGCCTCCAATTCGGCCGCTTTCTGCGTGACGCCTTCAACAGACAGCCCCAGCGAGTCAAGCCGGGCCTTGCTGTTGTTCGCGAACGTCAATATCACCTGCTGCATGTCCAGGCCAAGGGTGGAAACGGCCGTTGCCAGCCGCACGGTATCGGTTTCGTTTTGCGCCAGGCCGAGGGAAATAATGTCAGACGCACCAGCGATCAGCGCGGCATCAGATACCATGCCCTTGGTGGCGGCTTTCAATTTGCCCAGCAGGGCATCGCCCGTCGTGTTTATCGTGCTGGTGAGGTTGTCGAAACGGCCGCGGGCCGCTTCTAGCTCCGCCCCGGCCTTGATGTTGTCGTAAGCAATCTTGGCTCCGGCTGCGACGGTTTCAAACGCCTGTTTAGCCAGGCTAACTTTGCTGGCCAGTTCAGTCCACTTAAAGCCGGAATCCGGCGGTGGGGATGGGTCATCGCCAGTTTTTTTGGTGCGGATGAGGATTTCTAGATCGTAGGTTGTCATGGTATTAAACCCTCATAAATTTCAGTCATAAGGTCGTCGGCCTCTTTCTTGGCCTCTTTTTTACGCTTCTCCTCTGGCACTCTGAAGAGACGATCTGCTTTGGACACATAACTCATGGCCACCTGCGGGAATAAATTCCACCGCTTGTCGGCCAGTGGATCGGCGGCGAACGCCGCGAACGCAAACGGCCGTCTGAACTGCATGTAACCCGCTGCGGCCGTTTCTGCTGGCTTGTGCAGCCAATCCGCTAAATGCCAGGCCCAGGGCAGCTCCGGCTCATCCGGATCGGGCCAGGCGGCGTCGGGCTGGCTGTAGTAGGCGGCCGTCAATAATTCATCGGGCGAATAGCGCACCCAGGAGGGAATCAACTCTCCGGGGTCGGTTCGTCCTTCCCGTTCCCGCTGGTGGACGTATTGGTAGTATTCGGCCACCAGCCAGCCAAGTTTGGGAGGTTCAGCGCCCTTGCCGTCGCGGGCGACGTGGCCTGAATGACGAGCCAGGCCAGCTCCACAGCCGGGAGCGACCGGCCGCTTTCATCGGCCACGTGCGCTTCATTGACGCCCTGCACATGCCACTGCTTTACCAGGTGTTGGCGGGCGGCGTAGTTCCACAGGTGCAGCATCCGCTCTTCTTGCCCGGCCGGGGCATTGAGCGTCATTTCCCAGAACTTCACAAATTGCGGCGAACTGAGATTCGTCACGACGTAAATGCAGCCGGGATAGTCGGCGAGTGGACTGTCTACCCGGTCGCACCACTGCCCCTCGATGCGCTTGCGCTTCGGATATTCTTTGTCGTCGATGCTGGTTTCGTTGACGGCCGTTTCTTCAATAACGGCCGCGCCTTTCTTTTTAGTCATGTTTTACCCGTGCGCCGCCCTTGAATGGCCGGAGCAGGCAAAGTAAACCTTCATCACCTCTGGGTCCACGGAATCGGCATCCACCTTGGGCAGGTCGTAGCCCAGCAGGCGGGGGGTGACCAGGGTGATTTCGATATGCGCCGCCGTACCGCCGGCCGGGGTACATTTCAACCCGCCAGGATCCTCATCATTATCCGAAAGAAGCATAAAGATTTCCACAGCTGCCAGGGTGTCGGTACCCCATTCGCCAGCCGCGCCACTGAAATAGTCATCGACCAGCGTCATCTCCCATAACTCCTCCTCTTGCACACGGCCGCTGCGGGTCACAATTGGCGTGACATCGCCGGTGACATTCATCCGGCTGACTGCCTTCTTTGGCGTGTTGGTGCGCATAAAATTGCGCACCGCGCCGTCGATAATGATAGATTCGGCCGTGGTCAGGCCGGTGACGGCCGTCACGTTGTCGGACGAGATGGTGACTTCAACTTCACCTAGATCACTTACATAAGCGTTGGCTGTTTTGGCCATCAGGATTTACCCCCTTTTTTGCCTGGTTTGCCGTCGTCCGATTCTTCGCCGGGCGGCGGCACGATCTCGATCTTTTCAGGCTTAACGGCCGTTTCCGCAGCCTTAATTTCTTCTGGCGTGGCCAGGCGGATGTGACGGCCGTCGCGCAAATCTTTGTACTGCCGCCAATCCTCGATGTGCTCAAAGGTCACCACCTCGCCAGTGCCGGGGTCAATGTAGCGCTCGCCGGGCAGGCGGGAACGGTACTTAGTGCGCCGCAAAACCACGTGCGGCTGGGCCTTTTCTTCATTCAGTTTGGCCACGCCCTTGGGGATCGTGTTGTCGGTCATCGTTATGTCTCCTTATTCTTCGTCGGGCATTGCGCCCAGAATCAAGCGAAAGGGCACATTGGCCCAGCGCAAATTCGGAATCTCAAAAGGGGAGGGCGGCCGTGTCGTCGGCGGCAGGTTTTTACGGTCTACCTTCAGCCAATAATCGGTACGGTAGGCCGCGCCCTCTTTGGAAATTAGATCAACGAGCTGATTTTCCAACGTGTTGAGCAGCTGCTCCGCATCACGCAGGGCATCCTCTGGGTCGGTGTTGCTTTCATCCACCTGCGCCCCAATGACGGCCGTGATGTCGTAAGCGCCATACTGCCCGCCCAGAGTGCTGCCTGAGTCGTGCTGACCCTGGTAGCTCAGCGCCACCTCGACGGTCAGCTTATTTGGTAGCGTGCGGTAGTCGTAGACCTTTTTGGCGTAGGTGCTCACCAGGGCCGTATCCATGAGGCTCTTCAGCTGCGTCAGGCATTGGTTAATCGTCGCCACGGTGGCCATTAGCCCAGCTCCTTGCGGTATTCGTCGTCAATCTCGCCAAAGAAACGCTCGCCGGCCGTGCTCAAAATCTGCGGTGCGTCCTGGCTGAATACAGCGTCAACCCAGGGATTGCGGCTGTGAACCGTGGGGCCGTAGTCGGCCGGGCTGCCGCCAAACACGGGATTTATTACAGACGGGTCGATGTCCACCCTACCCTGCTCGGCAAATACCTGCTCCCGCGTGGCGGCCGCCAATGTGCCGGTGAGCCGCGGGGCGCGCTGCTCCCAGCGCTGACCCAATTCGGTGGTGACAAAAGCCACCATGCGGGTGGCGGCCGTATCACCGCTAAAGACCATCTGCCGGGTAGCGTTGTGATGCGCCCGGCGCAGGGCCTCCAGCTTTTTAAGCGATTTGGGATCAATCTCGACGTCGTAGGTCATCCGACCACCCCTTCATCTTCCAGCAGGAACTCGTAAAACTGCGGGCTGTCGGCCGGCACCTTCGTAATGCCGCGGATCCGGTAATCGACGCCGCCGGTGACAAACCGATGTTGTCCCGTCACGGCGCTGCCAGGCACGGCCGTCATGGAGCGAAAGCCCTTGGTCGTGCTGGCCATGCCCGCCCGCTCCTTCTCTTCGGCGTCTAGCGCCTGGGGCGTGGTGCAAACCAGCGAGCTAATCACCGTCGTGCGGGCCGTGGGGTCGGTGCCGCTGGGAATGGCCTTGATTACGGCCGTGCTGTCCAGCAGGTGGCCCAGAGTTACGGGGGGGAAGAGGAAACTCATCATAGCCCGCGCCGCCCTTTAGCCACGGCAAACATGGTAGGTCTATGGGCATCCGTGCTGGCCGGTTCCAGCAGTCCAGCGATCTCATCTTCAGCCTGAGCCCGCAAATCCCGCGCCCGCTGTTCCCAGTCCATTCCTTTGCGCTGCCAATTAAGAAACTGGCCGCGCCCGGCCGTCAAAGCTGGTAGGGAGGGGGCCAGAAACGAGGCGGTGAGGAAGACGGCCGCATTGGTTACGGCCGTTTCGTCGTCACCGGTCAGCGTCGTGGCATCCGTCACCCGCGCCTCAACTTCACGCATCGCCTTGCCGCTGAAAATATCCAGGGCAATGGTGGCGTCGGGCAGGGAGTTGCTGTCCAGCGTCACGTCAAGCGCAGCGCGCACGGCGGGCCAGTCAGAGGAAGAGAGTAGGGGATCGGCCATTAATATTCCTTACGGCGTCCCAGCCACCCAGTAGTCGACGATGGTGCTATTGGTTGCATCGGTCACCCAATCGTCCTGTTCCACCGTCACGGTCAGCGTTTCGCTGGCAAACTCCACCCAGCACAGCGCGCCATCGCCTGCACCGGTGGCCGGGGATTCACCCAGGGTGCAGCCAGCGGCCGTGATTGCCGTCAGACCGTGGGCGCTAGAGGTAATGACCTCGGTGCCGGTAAAGGTGCTCTGGGTCACATAGATGGCCTCGGAGCTGTCGTCGATGAGCAGCGGGTACAAATCACCGCTGCCGAACGTCGTGGCCCCGGTCACGTCCATGGAGCCACCAACGACCAGGTCGTCGGAGAGCGTCAGGCTGTCGAAGTTGGTCACGCCGCGGGCGGTGGGCTCGTTGTCGTCGGCGGGCGCGGAGATGTAGCCCAGGGAAAGCAGGATCAAGGCTACGGCCGTGCCGATGGCGGTGAAGATTTGGATCACGCGCTCGGTGGTTGTCTGAGTGCTGATTAGCTCAGCGGTAAGTTCGGTTTCGTTTTCATTCATTGCTTTTTGTCCTCATTCGGTAACAGGCACACAAACGATTTCAGCGTGGCCCTGTCATCGTCATCAAGCGGGAAGCTCATCAGCCGCAGCGTATCTTTGGCTCGCTCTAGCGCTTGGCCCGGGTCGTTGATACGGCCGTAATAGTGACGAAACAACCACATCAGCCGGTCGGCCTCGCCGTCCCACAGGGTGGGGCGGATACGGCCGTACGCTTCAGTCGTGGAGCCGATAAACGCTTTAGCCCCGTTGGCTAGAAACGTCCGGGCAATAAGCCCGCCGTCGTCGGCTGCCGAGAAACAAACCTCGGCAAAAACAACGGTGTCGGTCCAGTCGTGGGCGCTGACCTGCTCGGCCGTTAGCGCCGTGGGGCCAATCTTCTTGTCCCGCTGGCCGTAGTAGTGCGGCTGGTCCGGATAGCCGTGCAGATTCAGGTACACGATGTCGGCCTGCGCAGCCTGCACCAGGTGCGGCGTCATGTTTTCCGCCTCTTTCGACGGGCAGAGCAGCGGCTTCACGCCGCCGGCCGCTCTGGTCGCCATCACCCAATCGGCCGCGCAGTAGGCCCACACCGTTGTCATTTACTTGCTGTCTTTACTGGCCGCTGCCGATTTCTTAGCCTCGACCTTCACCAGCCTACCTTCAGCAATCGCCTGCATGACACGGGAGGTTTCGGCCGCTTCGACCTCGGCGTCACCGGCCACATAAATTTCATCGTCAGGATGCTTGGGGTGCTTTTCCCACAGGGCTACGTCGTTGTTGCCCAAACCGCTGGTCACAGTAATTGTTTTTGGTTTGTCAGCCATTGTTTATTTCCTTTTTTAGCCAGGTGCGTTCGCATGTGTTGGCGGAGCCAACAACAACGCCGGCCGCTGGTGGGAATTTCGCACTAGACGTCCGTTTACCGGGCTTGATTAGCTAATCTTAAGAAGATACGTCCAGGATATGGGCCGCACCGGCGTCCATAATGGCGTAGCCCTCTGTTTCGGTCATCGTCAGGCTTTGGATTTGTGACTTTGTGAACCGTTCCACCTCGGCAATATCCGCACCGATTTCAAAGACTCGCTCTACTGTCACCCGCGGGTCCCAGCCAACGATCTTGTCGGCTGGCGCGTCGCTGGTCCAGCCCAGCGGCACAGGGCCAGAGAATTCCTGGTTAATTGGCGTTACGCCGCCGATGGGCATGTTGCCAAACGAAACAATGGGGTGATTGGCTGTGCCAGCTGACAACAACATGACCTGTAAGGCGATGGCTTTGGTGGCCAGGGCCACACCCAACATGTACGGGTTTTCAAACTCCATTTGGAAAGCAAGCCACCCCTCCAAGGTCAATGTTCCGGCCGTTGCGCCGGTGTCCAGCGTGGTCAGATCATGGCTCTCAGCGCTGGTGTTGGCGTTGCCGTCACCGTTGACCACAATGTCAATCACGGTGGCGACTTTGTCCACCTCAGCCTGGATGGCCATCATTTGGATGAAAAGCGCGATCTTGTCCATGCGCTGGCGGCGCAGGACTTCATACGATGCATCCATAGAACGCCCGTACTTATACAGATTGACCGTGCGATCTGCGGTTGTCACTTTCATCGTTGGGATTAGCGCACTTTCACCTATGCGCACCATGCGGAAATTGGACTCGTTACCCGTTTGGTCAATGTAAGCGGCGCGGTAGGTGTCGCCATCGATGGGGGTGGTCAGGCCGACTAGTGCGGCCAGAGGAATGGCCGCCTGTAACTTCTTTTGCGCCCGCAGCATATCGGCCATAGCATACGGCCGTTCCCATCCGCCGACGGTGTAGTCGTCGCTCAGAAAAGTGGCTCGCTGTTGCGGCGTCTGGTGCGCGGCCTTGCGGTACTGGCGTGCCCACCATTCGGGCAGCAGGGCGCGTTTGGCTTCGTTTTCATAAAAGCTCTCGAAGCGGTCGGCGTAACGGCCGTAAACCGGCTGTGAGACAGTCACGATATCGGCCGCTTGCAGCAGCCGTTCGTAACTATCCAGGTCGTCATCAAAGTCGGTTTCCATCACCGTGTCGAGGTAGGCACTCAGGCTCATGCCGCGTTTGTACGCCTCGCGGTACAGCTCCGGCCCGGCCTCGCCGAACCGTTCAAATAGTTCGTCGGGACGTAATTTTGTTTCGCTCATTGGTTTGTCTCCTTAATCGGGCCTGGTGCCAGAAGCGCCAACGGCCGTTTTCGTTTGCGTTCGCATGTGTTGGCGGAGCCAACAACAACGCCGTTGCCTCTAGGGCAGGTTAACCACAACGGCCGTTGCGGTAGATGGATCAATAATGCTGCTGCCACCCATCACGCCCAGTTCGGCGGCGGTGGCGGTGGCCACTTCGCGGATGTAGCCCTCGGCGCTGACCAGCAGGTCGCCGACAATCGCCTTGCCACGGGTGAGGGTGGCACTGGTGCCACCGGGCAGCACGACGCCGTAGCCGCGCTCGATAACACACACGCCGTCGGCCTCTACTTTGAGCAGCTTGCCGAAGACGTATTCGCCATCGGCGACCAGGGCGACCTCATCGTCAGTGGTCAACGTAACGGCCAGTCCAACCGAAGCGGAGCCATTGGCCTCTGTAGCGCTGTAGGTAATGGTGCTGTTATCGTAGGGCTTTGATACGTTGTAGGTTCGGATACCCTCATCTAATGTAATTGCTCTTGGATTTGCCATTTGAAATATCTCCTGTTGATACGGCCGCTTAACGCACGTTTGCGCGCAAACTGGCCAAACGTTTACGCCTTGTGGGCAGCGGCGGGCAGTTCTACACCACGGCCGTCTTTGTGTGCCCCGTTGGGCTGCTCTTGATTCTCGTCTTCATCGGTGGTCTGGCGGCCGCCGGGGAACTTGGCCTTACCAATCGTTCGCCAGCTTTCAGTCATGGCTTTAATTTCCGCCAGTGAAGACCGTTCCAGGATGCCTTTATAGGTTTCCTGCTGGAAATCGTTACCAAGTGCCCGCGTGCCTTCCAGCAACGCCGCCTCAACGAGGTCGGCGCGGTAGGTGCGGCCGTCGTCGGCCAGCGGCCGTAGGCGCTCCAGGTCGGTGGCAATCTTCGCCACACGGGTGGCCAGGTCATCGCCTTCCACGGATTCGGGCACGGCCGTGCGGGCCGATTCCAGCTCGCTGCGGGCATCACTGCCGCGCTTGATGAGCTGACGAATGCCACCGGCAACGGGTGTGCTGTCGTCAATACCAGCCTCGGTCAGGGCCGCCCGCGCCTCTTTCACAATCTCTTCGTAATTCATAGACCTATCTCCTATGGGGGAATTGGGGGCGGGAATTTCTTTGCCCCGACCGGCCGTGTTCTCGTTGGTGGATCTGACCGGCTTGTCTTCTAAATCCGACACGGGGAATGATTTCCGCGTCGGTAACTGAACTTTGTAACGCAGCTCGATGGCAGCTACGGTTTCGGGCTCTAGCTCGCCGTGGCGGGCCAGCTCCTCAGCTTTGCGCATCATGGCTCCCGGCGTTGCCCCGTCGTAGACCACGCTGTGCTCCGCCAGATGAGCGCCATCAATGCTGACGGTACAAACCACAATGCGGTCGCCCTGTTCGCCCAAGGCGTACTCGATGCCGGCAAAATGGGGGCATTCGTTGTAGCGACGGTAATTGCCGCCGCAGATGTCACAGGTCCAACGGCCGCCATAAAAACCCACACTGATGTCGCGGGCCAGTTTGGCGCGGGCGGCGCGAATGAAATCATCGGTGCTGGCATAAGTGAGGCCGCCACCGAATTGAATGCCGGGGATGGTGTAGGTACCCAGCACCGCCCGCTTGACCACGTCGTCGGGGGTGAAGGCGAGCTGGGCGTTGGGGTTGTCCAGCTTGTACTGGGGGCGCTGGCTGTTGTCGATTTCAAAACGGCCATCGAAGGTACGGCCGTATCCCAGATTCATGCTGTTGTGGCTGTCGAGGAACTGCACGCCCTCGGCCGCTTCAGCGGCGAAATTCCGCAGCGTGCTCTCCAGCATGTGAGTGAAGTAAAAATCCAGGTTGTTGTTGCTGGATACGGTTTCAAAGATGAAGGGGTCTGGCAGGTCATCGGGCAGGCCAGCGACCTGCCGCAGGTCTACGGCCGTGATGCGGGCGCGAATGGTATGCTCGGCTTGTTGGGTCATATTTCCCTCTTGGCAAATGACCAAAAAAAACGGCGCAAGAAACCTTTGAAGGTTTTCTTACGCCGTTATCGTTTCGGATCAGGGCTAAAACTATTCAGTTGCGCTTCAGGAGCGCAGTTTCCTGCGCCGTCTTGTTGACATATTACATCAATCGAACATCCGTGTCAATTACCGGGTTCGAGTTTGGCTCACTCCCCGCGCCCGTTTTTGTCACATTTTTACCTGGTGCCCTCGCCACATCCAACGATGCGGACGTCTAACTTGACACCATCGCCAGAATCGGCGATACTTACCGGCGCCCATCGTCACAAACAACGATGAGATCCCATCGTCACAAATGACGAGCATCGAGCATCGTCAAAACCGGCGATAGGATCCGGAAAAGGAAACAATCATGATAGAACTCGGCAGATACAACGGCGGAAAAGGCAACGTATTCCGGCAGATCATCAATGAGATGCCGCCCCACAAAACGTATGTTGAAGCGTTTGTTGGTGGCGGCTCCGTGGCCCTCAACAAACTTCCGGCTCAACGCAACATCCTGATAGACAAAGACCCGGAAGTGATCGAGACTTGGCTGAGCCACCTCGCCACAAATGACGCTGCTGCAGCAACGTCACAAATGACGATGCGATATCCCCTCGTCACAAACGGCGATAACCTCGACGACCTCGCCAATTTCAACGATGCTGCACCATCATCAAATCTAACGATGCCAGCTGTCACCGCCATTCCCAGCGATAGCACCCGGGCAACTATCGTCAAAAATGACGATGCCTCCGGGCACATCGTCACCTTCGACGATGACACCAGGTACGAACTTTACTGCGCCGATGCCCTGCAACTCCTGCCCCATTTGGGCCTGGGTCACGATGCCCTGGTCTATGCCGACCCGCCTTACCTTCTCAGCACCCGAACTGAGAAACGGCCGTTGTATCGCTACGAAATGGGCGAAGAGTGGGAACATGAGATGATGATAGGTGCTTTTGACAAGCTGCCCTGCAAGATTATGATTTCCGGCTACTGGTCCGGCCTCTACGCTGGTTTGATGAAAGACGGTTGGCGCAATTTTGATTACACCGCCTACGACCGGCAGAACCGGCCCCGGCAAGAATACGTTTGGTGCAACTTCCCCGAACCTTCCCGCCTGCATGATTACACATTCATTGGTGACAACTTCCGCGAACGCGAACGGATAAAAAGAAAAGCGGCCCGTTGGGTGGGCCGCTTTGAAAATCTGCCAGCATTAGAACGCCGGGCGATCCTTGAGCAGCTAGACGCTGCTGGGGTGCTAGATTAGTCAACCTCCTATACACCATCACGGCCGTTGGCGTCACCTGGCGCTGCCCGCCGCTCCTCCCGGCTAAACACGGACCGCTCTTCTGGCTTCAGCAGCCCCATGTCTACCAATTCGCGCTCCAGGTCAATCATACTGGCGCGCAGATTGCGGTAGGTAGCCAGCAGCCGGCGGCCGCTCGGCTGGGCGGTTGATTGCGACTGCGATGCTTGACGGATGACGCGGGATTGTAGGGTCAATGCGGCCGTTGCTCCTCTGTAAATGTCGCCTTTCGGAGAGGGAAGGAGGGTTCAACAAGTACCGGACCGTGACCAGTCGCAACGGCGACAACTTCATTCCTTATCATGTCAAGTACAACAATATCGCCGGTGCTCAAATCGGCCTCCGTGCGAAAAACGTATTCATCAGGGTCGCCTTCTCTGCGGGCGCGCAATGTTGCATTCTCAGCGTCCAAATAAACAAGATCGCCTTTATATTTTCTCATAACGGCCGTTTCTCCTCGCCAGCGGTCGCGGCTGCCGCTGTCCACAATTCTGACAGCTCATCCACGGAGAGCGGCCGTAGTTCTACCGACGGCCGTTCAAACAACAGGCGGTAATTCTCACAGTTGGCATTTGGGCAAAACACAACAGCGTCCTTCCGCCACTGCATGACACAACCGCACGCGGGGCATTCCACGTTCAGGTGAAGGGTTGCTCTCATAACGGCCGTTGCTCCTCATTCCCACGCGGCTTCTGTTCACGGCCGTCGCCGGGCTTCTGTTCGCGGGGTGGGGCGGGTGGCACGTCCTCAATATGGCCGCAAAGCAGACACATGCGGGCGTCCACAAATTCATTCAGTCGTCCCCGCCGTTTGACGGCCGTCCAATCATGATCGCATTTTGTCACCAGATGCCTCCTCCGGCCGTAGCCGCTCCATCTCATTCTGCAGCGCCGCAATCCAGACACGCCCCGCCACTTCCAGCAGCTGCGGCCACAATACTGGCTGTTTGACGGCCGCCTTAGCCAGCGGGACCAGCGTCACAAACTCGCTGCCGTCGCTGAAATAGGTGCGGCAAACAAAGCCGACGGTGTGCGCTCCTGGCAGGCGAAAGCCCAACTTGTCGGCGTCGGCGTTGTTCCAGACCAGCGTGCAGGCCACGTCATAGGTCTGCTCGATCTGCTGGGCCACGGCAACGGCCGCTTCACGCAGGGACAAAACGCTCATTGGGTCACCTTTTGCGCCTGCACATGTCGCCAGCCCAGCGAAATGGCGGCAATGTGGTCAATGTGCACGGCCGTATCCACCGCCAGTGTAAAGCCCAGCTGCCGCGCCCGGCGGCAAAAGGGCGTATCGTCGGTTTCCCGGCCGTAGCCGTAGTTGAAAAAGTACGTCTCATCAATCCCGCCAGGTGCCAGCATCCGCTCAAACACCCGCCGCCGGATGAGGGTAAAGGCCAGGCCAACGGTATCCACCGGAATGACCCGCCCCAAATGAAAGCGGGTAATGCGGTCAAACTTCTCGCACCCGTTGCCCGGCTGCTCTTCGGCCAGACGCAGCAGCACCGGCACCGGCGGCAGCTCGCGGGTGGTGCAGAGGGCGAAAACGATGTCGTAGCCAAAGCTGGCCTCGTTTGCGCGCAAACGTTCCAGGGCGTCGGTCGGAAATTCCATGTCGTCGTCAATCATCAGCAGCGTGTCGCACTCCGATTTGAGGAATTGGCGCGCCAGGAAATCGGCCGCCCAGTGTGCCGGGCTGTAGGCGCTGGGAGCCAGCACCACGTCACCATCGCGCAGGGCCTCGACGATGAGGCCCGTCCAGGCAGCAAAGAAAGCTGGTTCCGGGTGCTTGTTGAGGCGGCAGCCGACGGCGATACGGCCGAAGTCAGTCACTGACCGATACCTCGCCGCATTGACAACGCTGCTGACCATTGGCAACAAAATGATCGTTGTCGGCGCATCCAAAAAGGGCAAGTCTGGGGAGTTTCTGCGCGCGCTCGGCTATCTCCCGCGTGAGCTTCAGTAGCGTATCGGGGTCCATCTCCTTTAATACCTCGCCCAGCTCGGTGATGTCAATCGGCCTAAACTCGATCTTAATGTCACTCTTTTTCATCCCGCCCAAACCTCCTCTGGTAATTCCCACCCGGCTACGTCCGGCAAATAATAACAGTTGCAATTAGGGTGCTGCGGCAACAGATCGAACCAGACACGGCCGTTGCTCGCCCGCATCCGCTGCCCCTCGTACGGTGCACAGATGGGGCAGGGGGCACCGGCCGTCTTGTAAATCATGTACTCGACATCGTTGCGGGCGTAGGTGGTGCCCAGCCCCTTGCGGCTCCAGCTCACCACCTCGGCGGCGGCGATGTTGCCCGTCCGCTGCAAAACACGGCCGCTGATGTAAATATTCAGCAGCCCATTCAGCGCCCCTTCGGTCAAGCCGTCAGCCCGGCCGCCCGCAATCTGCCGCGCCAGGTCATTGGCCGTGGTGTTGGTCAGGCTGACGCGGGCAAAGGGATCGGTGTAGGAAACGGCCGTTTCCGCAATCGTTTCCAGCAGCGCCTCATCCCGCAGATTAAACGCCAGGCCGCTGCCCGCCCCGGCTGAGCTTGCCGAAGTCAGCAGCTCCAGCGCCAGCGTGCCGCCGACGTTGAACGCCTGGGTAAAATGCCGCTCCAGCGTGTCGGCCAGGCTGCCGGTTCGGGCGATACCGGCGGGGGTGGTGAACTCGCCCCGGATCCACTCGGCCAGCGCGTCACGGTCCAGCTCGGGCACGGCCGTCAGGCCATCGCGCAATGGCCAGCGGTAGGTGTCGTAGATGGGCACGCGCAGGGCGTTGGTGAAAGCGGATTCAGCGCGCAGCTCTTGGATGGTCTGTCCACCGTCGCCCAGTTGGCGCGTTCCGGCCAGGGGTAGGGCGGCCGTGAGGGAGTGGTGCAGCTGTTCCAGGTGGGTGAAGGGGAAGATACGGCCGTTTGTGCCCACAAACAGTTCCTTGCTGCCTGAGTGCATTCGGACCATCCTCCCGGCGTTGACTGGGCCGCCGCTTTTGCGGCCGTTTTGGTCAGTCATGATTCACTATTCCCACCATGCTCTTGCCGCACGTGTTCAAGCGCCCGCGCCGCCTGTTCGGCCGTCAACAGTCCGGCCGTTTGCAGCTCACCGCCGGCCCATTTTGCAATGTCCACCTCGCTGGCACCGGCCTGGCGCATGGCGTTTGAGGTTACGGCCAGGCGTTTAAGCACGGCCGTTATCTGGGCGGTCCGCGCATTGACCTGGGCGGTGATGAGGTCGTTAAAGGAACGGCCGTTTGGGTCAGTCATTAATCAGCTCCTTCAGTCGCGCTTTGATTTCCTCATCACTCAGCGCCGGGCACGGCCGCGCCCTCACGTTTTCTTTTGGCGGGTGGGTAACTATCCAAATTACTTCGTAAAGTGCCCGGCGCATGGCGGCGTGTTCTATTTGCTGCCTGTACTCGCTATCGAATCCACTGACGTGCTGGGACAGGTCAATATCATCCACTTTTATTGCCCCAGACATCCCCTCTAAATCTATTACCACGCATCTCGCCACACTCATCTCTTACCATTCCCATTCGATCCCATCTCGCCAACGGCCGCCCGCATGTCGCGCAGCACATCGCCATCATAAAGCTCGTCCAGGTGCATCTCCGTTTCCATCAATCGTCGATTGACACCATCCAGATGGCGCAAAAAGGCGTCGCCAGTAACGGCCGTTTCCACCGCCCGCCGCGCCTCCCGGATTTCTTTTAATAAAACACCGCGCTCGTTGCCATCACCGTCATCTTGCACAATATCGGCCGCGCCCGTCAGCTCTAGCACTCGCGGCGCTGGCTGGTCGGCATCGTGACCGGTGATCTCTTGTGAGGCCGCGTCCTGGCTAATCCATCCCGCATTGTATTTGGTGCGAGCGTTGGCAATCAGCATCTGCTCAGTCATCGCATCGCGCAGCATCTCGGCCGCCCGCAGCTCGGCGAATCTAAATTTGACCGTCGCCTGAATCCCCTGAGCTTGCAGCGCCAGGCCCAGCAGATGCTCCAACATCGTCTCGCATAGGTGTTGGACGCTCTTGATACCGGCCGCCTGGATCTCCCACTGTCGATTCGAGCTCTGCTCCGTGCCGGAACTGTCGATGCCCAACAGCAGCGGCATTTGTTTCATCGCCCGCGCCGCCATACGCTCCAGTTTGGTGATGAGTGTGTCTATCATTCCCAATGCCTGCGCCCCCAGCGCGCCGACGGTGTCATTGACCTTGATCGTGTTGGCGTGCACGTAGGCGTCATCTGGCTCCAGGCTGGCGTACACTCTGTCGATTTCGCTGATAACGGCCGTCACCCAATCCTCGAATCCCTCCGTGCCCGGCTGGGCGTCATCGGGGGCCATGGCTGCCAGCGCCTCAAAATCCACTTCCAGATCAAGGCGTGGCCAACCCTGTTGAGCGACCACCCGCCGTAGGTCATGGAGGATGCCGATTAAAAACAGACTTGTGTGCAGGGCAGGGGAGACGATGGCCCGGCCGTAGGGTTTGCCAGGGGCGGGGTCGATGGGCACATAGCGTACCGTCGGCCGGTCTAGCGGCGTCCACTGCGATCCCTGGTACTGACCCAGCTGCCAGACCGTGCCTAGCTGGGCGTGTTTGATTCTGGCAAAGCGGGCGGAGTAGGGGTCGGGCGTGGCGATGTTGAGGGGGAGACGGCCGTTTTCGTCCAATACCAGCTCAGCCATAAACGCCCCGCGCAGGAACGCGCCGGCGAACAGGGTATTGATGACCGTGTCGAACGGCACCGCCAGCGGTTCGGCGTAAATGCCGGGTAGGGCGGTCAGGAATTGTTTCAGCACGGCCGTGGCCCGCTCGTCCGGCTCGTCGCGGCCGGGACGGACGGCCGTCACTTCCCAGCCCGGATTGCACAGCCGCAGCCAGTTCCACAGCCCGGCGCTGACCTCTGGCGATAAATCTACCAGCAGCTCCAGCAGGCGCGCCGGTGACATATGGCTGAGGGTTTTGCTGTCGAGGTTCAGCGTGCGCCAGGCGGTATCTGCGTCAGGCGGTGCCTCGATGGTGGTGGTGACGGCCTGGAAATCGTACAGGCGGTCTACGGAAATGCGGCCGCCAGCCATGGCCCGGAGTGCGGCCGTGTTGGGGGTTTGTTTACGGCCGTTTGCGGCCGTGTCAGTGCTGGGGTGTGTGCGTACGGCCGTTTGCGGCGGCCGGGGTTGCAGCCAGGCTCCTTGTCGAATGGTGTCAAATAGTCCCATGATTACCTTCCTTATCCTCTGGGCTGCCAGCCCTTTGTCTTGCCCTGGGCAAATGTGCCCACCTTGCGGGTTTCGGTCAGTTCGCCAAATCCGCCGCTACAACAATCGCGCACATCCCACAGGCCATCCGGTGTATTGTGCATGATAGATAAAAAACGATCATTCCAATCGGCACGCAGCAGCCAGACGTTGCGCGCCTTCACCTGCGAGGCAAACGGCCGGAAACGGTCCAGCTTGTCTCCCGTCGGCCGCACCCCGGCGCAGTTCAGCCCGGCCATCTTCTTGGCCAGCGATGCCGAGGTGCGCTTGCCGCTGCTACCGCCCTCCTCCTCCCAGCGCTGTTTGATTGCACGGCCGTCCTGTCGAGCAATAGATACGGCGTGGTCATCCACCTGTGCCGGGCCGATCCAATCTTCAGTCATGTCAATTATACCGTACCCACCGCTGGCATCCTTGCATATCTTGACTGAAGCCGTGGCCGCGCCGAGCCTGACCTTTTTCTCGCTGGCGGCAAAGTCCCAGAAGCGTACGACCTCAGTGATTTGCGGTAGCTGGTCAATGACATAAAACCAGCTGCGGTCGATGACGTTGCCCGCTTGCGGCCGTATCTTATGGTTGCCGCGCAGCAGCCGCTCCTGCTCTACCAGGTTCAGGCCGTGCAGCTTGGCCAGGTAGGTGGGATCGGTTTGCAGGAGGATTTGATTATCCTCCACAAATGAGGGGATGAAGGTAAAAGAGAGTGGGGGGATGCCGGGCCAGGCGGCCAGGGCCTCTTCTTTACTGTCGTACCAGTGCAGTTTGTCGCGCACGTTGACGAACCAGCGGATAATGCCCGCTTTCGTCAGGTCAGGGTACTCGCCATTTTCATCCAGATACCAGTCGACAAATTCATGCAGCCAGCCGCCAACGGGATCGTCAGACGGCACGGGGTTGTAGCTGAGGCGGATGTAGGGTGCGATGCCGCAGGTGGAGCGCGAACGGCTGAACATGTAAAAAATCTGTGACCGGGTAAACGTTTCACCCTGGTCGTAGAGCTGCAAGGGGATCTGCGCGCCCAGCCAGTTTTCTTTGCTCTTTTCGTGCTGCATGTGGGAGAAGCTGATGGTATTGCCGTATGGCGGGAACTTGAAGTCCAGGTTAGGCGACTGCCGGTTTTTGGCTCCGAGTGGCGTGTACAGCGAAACGGCCGTATCCCATGGCCCGCCCTCTGTGGTGATTTGGGGCGATTCGCGCCGGAAAAACACCGCGCCGAAACCTTTGGTGGTCATGATATGGCGCAGCGGCTCCATGAGCAGGGCGTAGGTTTTACCGCCGCCAGCTGCGCCGCCGAAAAACACGACGTCGGCCGATGAGGAATGGAACGCCTCCTGCGGGCCGAGCTGCGGGCAGATGTCGGTGCGTATCATTCGTCAGCCTCGCCGTTGTCGCGGCCGTTGTCGGGCATGTAGATGTTGGGCACAATACGCTCGCCACCACTGGTTAGGTCGGTTTTGTCGGTAAAGAGGCTGCGGAAACGGCCGACGTGGACCAGGGCGCTTTGCGAATCATGCAGCTCGACCTCAATCCATTCTGTTGTCGTCTCCTCGTCATCCTTATTGACAAAGGTAGTTCGCTTTTGCTTGAACTTCTTCAGCAGGTGCATCTTGCCTTCACGCTCGGCTTTGGCCAGATCGAGCGCCGGATCACGGCCGTCGCCAATATCCAGAAAATCACCCAGCGAGCCGCGCGCCTGGTCTGAAAGGCGGGCCACGACCTCGGCCGCGCTCATCTCCTGGGCGTGGAAATATTCGTCAACGGCCGCCTGAATTTTTTCTTTATGCCGCCACTGCCAGCCCAGCTTGCGCGCATTGTTGCCGGTGTAGCCGGGATTGGCACGTAGGTAGGCGTCCTTCAGGCTATCGCCCATGAGGAAGGCCGCGACAAATCGCCGGTCTTTGGCGGTGAGCGTTGAAACGACGGATAGCGCGCCTTCGACGTCTGCGCGGCGCTGCTGTAAACGCGCTTCAGCTGCTGCGTCGCGTTCGGTCTCTTCTGTTGTGGCTTCGGTTTTGTCTATCATTGTCTATGGTTTTTAGTACTGCCTTATTGGCTCTCTGTTATCACTATCCGAAACAGTGCATGCTCTAAAATTACCAATTGCCTCTGGAGAATGGTATAATACTTGCAGCTTCGCCAGAGCTAATTGTATACTTATCCACGCCCCGCGTGATTTGGTTTTCCTTCTGGCGAAGCTCACCAAGTTACCGGGGCATTTTATTTTAAGGAGCTTCGCCAATGTCTACTAAACTATGCCCCATTTGCAAACGTTCATTTGAAACAAATCATGGCCGTCAGGTCTATTGCCACACCTGTCTAGCTTTTCCCGAAACCGGTAAGGCTGTTGTGTACGCCCTTTGCCAACTTGGTAAGTCTGACGTTAGGTATATCGGTTCAACAACCAATCCTGTTAAACGATTCATGGATCACCGCCAAAACGCACACGGCCCAGAAATCAAACAATGGGTTAAGTCGATCAAGGGCAATATCGACATGACCATTCTTAAGATTGTTCCAAAGTCCAAGGCCCGTAAGTCTGAAGAGGTTCAGATTCAATACTATGAAAGGCTGGGACATAAGTTATTAAATAAGCGTGCCGCCGGTAAAATGTTCACCTCGCAAGAGGCAAATGATTACATTGCAAGATGGTTCAAAAATAGCAAGTAGCATGGGCATATTCTACCCGCCTGCCCTTACGGCCGTTGTTTCGCGCCGCTCCCTCATCATGGTCACTAATTCTTGAGGTGTAATTTCCACTGCGCCATTTTGAATAGCCAGCGCCTTTTTTGACTTGGAAATATCGTAATGAGGGAAATCTTTCTTATTCTGGAACCATCGCCGCTGAATGCCTATTGCCTCCGCCATTTGGTGCAACTCTTCCAGGGTATCAGCCATCATATGACACATGATCATACGGCCGTATGGGATGTTGATATTGTCTACGTAAACAGTCGTGCCTCACCCCTGCTTTGGCCAGCGATACGAATCGAAAGTTTGACCCCTGTCATTCATAAAATAAACTTCCGTGCCATCCTTTGGTAGATGAAAGTTTTTGTACTTGCCGCCCACCATAACATTGACAAATACATTTTTTTCGTCATTCATCGGTTGGCTTATCTGCACATGATCACTCTCTATCAATTCATCCATTACATGCGACGGCGATTGATCGCCGTCACCCTTCCAAACTATCCTTACAAACATTTTTACCTTCCTTTCTATCTAGCTATCTCTTCCTGCTCAAATAACGCGGCCGCACCGGCCGCAGCTTGCTCACCTGATTAAACTCCACCTGGCGCGACGGCCGTTTCCTCGGTTTGCTGGTCACAGCCAGCGCTTCAGGCTGCCACATATAACCAAAGGCCAAATATCGGTCCGCCCATCTGCTGGCGACGGTTGTTGAGTTGCAGCCTTACCGTGAGCCATCATGCCCCCTTTCGGCCGATGTCGCCGGGTCTGATTCGCCGGTCAGTTCCTTCAACCACCCCACGGCCGTTTCCACCGCCGCCGCGTCGTCATCCACACCCACGGCCGTGCGGCCCAACTGCACCGCCTCCACCAGCGTCGTACCCGCGCCGCAAAAGGGATCGACTACTGCATCACCCGGCCTCGTATGCTGCTGGACAAAGCGCCGGGGCAGCAGCCGGGGGAAACTGCCGCCTTCGACACGCGGCCGTCCCTGGTCGCCGCTGCTGCTGAAGCGCAGCACGTTGCCCTGGCGCGCGCCGTCTGGGTGCAGCCGGGCATGGCCGTTGGTGTGCTTGCCCAGCAAGTCGGCCTGGCGCGGGTTACCGTTTTTGTTTTTGGCGATGGTTTTGGGGGAGTACGGCCGTCTGGCTGGCCGGTAAAAATAGTGATGGCTGCGGGCAAACACGGCCGCAATTTCCCATTCATCCCGGTCGTGGCGCTTGTGGTTTCCGGCCGGTGGTGCGTTGAGCTTGTCCCAAATGTAAAAATCGACCGGCAGCAGGCCGTGCCGTTCGCCGATTTCGTGAATGAGCAGCAGCTGATCCACGTCAAACCAACCGTCTGCGGTACGGCCGTATTTGTAAACCAGCACAATGACACCGGTTTCGGGATCGATTTTAGGCACCCAGGCTGCCAGGCGCTTATGCAGCCAGACGTGGTAAGCCGCGCCGCTGAGCTCAAAGCCGTGCAGGCCGGGGTACGGTGGCGAGGTGAGGAGGAGCTGGAAGATGCCATCGCCATAATAGCCAGCGACGGACAAACAATCATCATGCCAGACGGCGTATTTTTCGTCGTGGTGTAACTTTCGATCGAGAGGCGGCTGCGTTAGCTGCGGTTGGGGCACGGTCACACTCTGGCCAGGCGACGCCACAAGGGTGCGTGCCGGCGTAGCAAGCGGCCGGCCACGTCGCCAAACAAAGAAGCCAGCGAGGGCGTCTGCTCCGCTGGCTCCAAAACTTGAATATCTATGCTTGCTTTGATGGGGTATGAGACACGGCCGTTGAGTTCGGCCAGTTTGTGGGCATAGTCTGTCCGGTACTTGCGGGACAGGTACCCGGCAAACCGGGCGATCTGGGCGTCGGTCAGCTGGCTGAGTGCCAGATCGTAGACCAGGACGGGGAACGCCCCACCCTGCTCTTCCCAGCGCGGCTCGGCGGCCAGCACCGGCAGCGTGTCGCGGCCGAACAGATACAGCCAACGCTCGCGGCGTTTTTCGTCGCTGGTGGTGATGTGCGCCTGGGGCGCGTTAGAACGGCCGTTCGTGCTCATGTGATCATTATACATAAAAGCGGGCCATGTGTCTATTTGCGTGGTGTCAGCTGTAAGTTCTAATTTGGTTGTTTACTATCTTGTGGTGGCGGTTGCTAAAATAACTTACTCTGAATCCAGCGTATCAACCCACCTTTTGGCCTGTAGTCAATGGTTTTTGTTCCCTTTCTGCTATTGCAAGACTTGCAAAGGCCTTGAAGATTATCCGGCCAATTCGTGCCGCCCGCAGCCAGCGGGACAATGTGATCTACTGTCAAGTTTTTCTTTTTGCCGCAAGCTAGACAGCGGCCGTTTTGAGCGTCTATGATTGCGTCCCAATCTGCGGCGTTGTAATGCCCTTTGGCCTCCGCTTTTCGGGCACGTCGCCTGTGTCTTTTTACGCCTTTTTTTACGGGGTTCTCTCTCGCCCATTCAAGCGCCCGCTCTCGCTCCATGTCAGCATTTGATCTGTATCGCTCGCGTCTGTACTCGCGATCTTTGCCAGGGTTTGCCTCGCGCCACTTGCGATAATATTCACGTTGACAGGGCGCACATTGTCCGCCGCTATACCTCTCTGCACTGCCACACCTTGCGCACGGTTCGTTTGTCAAAAACCACCTCAAATATAAAGCGCCCTGATTGTGGTGAAGGTGGCTAAGGTGGGCCGACACAATCAGGGCGCTTCTTTACTTGATCGTCTCGCCGTCACCTTCACGTGACAAAATAAAGTCTTGGCGAGACCTGCTGTTATTATACCATACACTTGTGGCAAGTAGCGTCACAATACCAGAGGTAGTTAACGCGAAAAGACCCGTTTTGGGGGCGGGTCTTTTCTAGTCGCGTTTCTCTCGTGCCAGTTGGGGGGAGGTAAGAGCTGAATTGTACCTTAGCTTTCGCCCGGCTCCAAATCCAGATCGGCCGGGTCGCAGATGAACCCAACCCAACACGCGCCAACCACCGACTGAATCTCGGCCTCGTCCAGGCCCAGGTAGCTTGCCACGTCGAAGAGCAGGAACGCCTCGATACGGCCGTACTGCCCGTCCAGCTCCAGTTCGGCACGCAGGGCGCGCAGCTGGTCCACGGCCTCCTCGCGGCTGAGCCAGGCGGAGACCGCGGCCGGTTCTGGGTGTTCGGCGGTCGCTGTTTCGGTACGGCCGTGTAGCCGATAACCAAAGAGAACGAGCAGGACGGCCGTTGTTAGGGCAAAGAAGATGGGGATTATCGGGTTCATACGGTCTCCTCCTCCACCTGGACATTAACGCTGGCCATCCAGCTCCAACCGCTGCCGATGGGTCGCTGGCTGGTCTGCACGGCCGGGTCATCGTCGTTTAATTTCATGATGTCGGCGGCGCGCTGGGCGCTGATGGGCTTGGCGTCGATGACGATACGGCCGTTTTCCCGCCGGTTGTAGAAGTGCAGGGTGCCATCATAGGCGATGTGCAGATGGATGGTTACGGTGTGGTAAAATGGTTCTGTCATGGGTTTATCCTTGTGATACGGCCGTTTCCTGTCTTTGACGAGGTGGGGAAACGGCCGTTTTTGTTACTTAGCCGAAAATAACGGTTAGGTTTTCTTTATCAGAATGAACCTGCAAGAAATTGATAAATCCGATTACGTCACGGATGCGGCCACGAAATGCCTGAAATTCCTTGTAGGGTTCATCCTCAAGCGCCCGACCGATTTCTTTACTTTGAGCAAGCCAGGGAATAAGCGTTTGATCACGAAAAGACAATACATTTTCAAGCGTGCCGTTTTCCATCATCAATTCTTCTCCATTGGAGCCTTCCCAATCAGGAAAGAAATCGTACGGATTTGGCGCGCCAAGTTTTTCTGCCATTTCGGTAACGGCGCGAAGACTGCCCCATGATTCGCGGAGGTAACCACTTTCGGGAACACTCTCGAATCCAGTAATGGAATTTTCGTAGTAATTGTTCCACTGCCCGCCCTCTTCTTGCCACCCGATAAAATACTTGTAGCCATCTTCGTTTTTTTTAACGGTTCCCCATCTGCAATAAATATCGAGTCCCATTTTGTTGCCTTTTCCTTCGCCGTCCACTGCGGCCTGGTGGCCGGGTTACGGCCGTTTTTGTTCTACAATAGCCAATTAACTTTGTTGCCAATCAAATCGCTGCCGTCGAGCTCCCTGCCTTCAAAGCCCCTCGGGGTGTAATGCCCCTTAGCAAATGTGACCCCCTTCCGATAATCCTTCGTCATCCCCTTTGTTTCCAGGTGATAGCGCGGCCAGTGACCATCACTGTCGATGTGTGTCACGACATAGATGAGGCTGTAGTAGTCCCCATCCCAATCGTTGACGCTGTGCAAGCCCGTTGGCTTTTTGATGACCCAATCTGAATCACCATCAAACCAACCGAAACGGCCGTAATTATCAGGGTCAACCACAACCAATTGACCAACGGACACAATTGGTTCATCAACTCCGGCTTGTTCGCAGTCAATCGCAGCCTGTTCGCCGTCGAAAATCCGACCGCAAATTGAACACTCGTATTTAATTCGCATATGATTGTTCGTTTCCTTTGGCCAAACGGCCGTTTTGTTACGCGCCTAAGACGCGCTCCAGGTGAGCGAAGCGGCCGGCTGTCTTTTTATCAAATTCTTCAATCTCTGAATAGTCCACGTCCGGGTCGTTGTGGTCCAGTCCTCTGTGGAGGACGTTCCAGCGCTCCATCAGTTCATCGAATTCGTTTGCGGCTTCGTAATATTCCCGTATGGATAGCGGCTCATCGTCATAATAAGCACTGTAATGGTTTCGGTAACCAGCGTATTGTTCGTCGAAACTTTCCAATAGCTGATCACGCTGGTTTTCCAAGTCGGCGATAGCGCTGTCCAGTCGTGACAACTTTGCCCCAAACTCGACTACAACCTTTTCCTGTTCTGGCTTAAGCATGATTGCTCCTTTGCCGCCTGCTGCGGCCTGGTGGCCGGGTTACGGCCGTTTATCCTTAGTATTTGAAGTCTTTCTGCTTTTCCAGTTTTTCGATCCTCTCTTCCAGCTTGCGGATTCTTTCCGTGAGCACATCCTCAATGGCTTCGACGGCGGATTCGATTTCTACCTGGTTATCGCTGTCCCAATTCCACCCACCCCCGGATGCACTTCTGAAATAATGGACAAAAATTCTTTTTGCGTAATTCATTTCAGTTCCTTTGGCCATACGGCCGTTTTTGCTGGGAGCGCTGCTCATTTACGAGCCACTCACTATTAAAAAATCTCCGCCGCCTGCGCCATACTGCTGCGGATTTCATCGTAGGTAAATCCGACGCGCCTGCCGTCGGGGAATTGTAGCTCCAGGCCCACGGCACGGCCGTTTTTCAGGTAGTAGCCGGTTTTGGTGGCCTCGACGGGTACGTGGTCCTCTGGATGCATGACCCAGACTGTTTTATTGGATTGTTCGTTGATCATGTCGGTTTCTTTCCCTGGAACAATTTCTGAGCAGCCAGGTCAATTTCAGCCTGGCGCTTGAACCATTCGATTTGCTCCTCTTTTGTCAGGGGCAGCTTCGGTTCCGGATCGGCTGGCGGTTTCTTGTCTTGTTGAGCTATGGTTTGCATTAGGTCTCCTTTCAGCGTGATCTCGTATGCGCTGCCCACGGTTGCTCCTTTCCCGGCGCGGCTGTTTGCGCGCGAACCAATAAGCTAATCAATATGCCAGCCTGGGCTGTTCTTGCTGGCGTAGCCCCGGCAATAATGGGTATCGCCGCGTTCATCAACGACGCCGTGGCTGTGCCAACTGTCGCCCTGCTTTTCGCGCTTACGCATCACCTCATTGTGTTTGGGGCAGATGGGATCACCCTCGGGCGTGTACTTGAAGTCGCGGGCGGCCTCGGCCGTGGGTGCTGGGGAGTAGCCCCAACCCGACAGCTTGACCAGCGCTTCATCCAGGCGGCCGGGCTCGGGCGTGATTTCAAAGTCAACCGGCCAGCCGTTTGGGCTAATGGTGTGGATCGTAATTTTGTCGAACATTGCTACCTCCAGTTTGTAAGTGCTCTTAAAACGATTGCAAAAAACAGAATAACAAAAAATATCTCAAGCATTAGTCACCCCCTGCCCCAGCTGCGGCCGGTTGACCGTTGGCCCGCTGCCAGATGTCGGGGCGGATGGTGGCTGCACCGTTGGCCATTGCCATGCGGGCGTAGCGCCGGGCACCTTCGGCCGTGTGGTACTGGGCGCGCCGGGCAGCCTCGAATTTGTTCTCGCCGCGCCGGGCGACGCGCAGCTGCATGGCATCGCGGTTGGCTTGCCGCCGGGCTTCAACGGCCGCTTCTTTCTCGGCCTCGGTGGTGGGTAGGATGGTCTGAGCCAATGCGCGGGCCATACGGACGGCTAGGTAGTGGCTGCATGGCGTTTCGTTGAACTGCGACCATTTGCACGTACATTTGCCGTTGACTTCGTAGGTGTCGCTGCTGCCCTGCACTACGGCCGTATCCTCGCCGGTGAGCCGCACGCGGCCAGCTTCGACCAGGCGGGCGGCTTTTTCGTAGCGGTTAGCCCAGCTGGGCTGTTTGGCGGTGCCCAGGGCGGCCAGGGCGTAAGCGCGGTGTGTGTCCGGCTGCGCCTGCTGCATTTGCTCGGCCGTCAGGCGTGGGGCGCGGATGTTGAGGTTGGCGGCGTCGAGCCGGCCGTCTTCGTGGTGCAGGGCCGCAACGGTGTGGCCGATGTCTGGGTGCTGGTCGTCGGCGTCGTACCATTTGGCGTAGTAGGTGCCGTTTTCTAGTTTGGTGAGTGATTGTAGGGTGATCATTGGGCCACCTCGTCGATGTGATTGACCAGCGCCGCGCCGCGCAGCTGGTTGAGGGCCACGGTATAGGCGATAGCAAATGAGGGCGCTGTGGCGCTTACGGGATTGCCGTAAGCGGGCCGCAGGGTGACGGTGGTCATGATGGTGCCACGGCCGTCTGCCGCCATGTCGATGACCGGGCTAAAGGGCAGCTGCCGCAGCAGGATGCTTAAGTGGGTGATGGGGTCGTGGGCGATGGGGTTGGTCATTATTGCACCGCCTGGGGGAGCAAGGAGCCGGAACGGCCGTTGACGTGGAAGAGGTCCAGGCTTTTCAGGTAACGATCCACCAGGTAGCTGTACATATCGTCTGATGGGTCGAGGCTGATGAGTTCGGCCAGGGCGCGGTTTAAGCGCTGCATCTGGGTTACCGGGCAGAATGATTTCTGCTTGTGTCGTTTGATTTCGGAGAGGCTGTGCTTTTTGATTTCTGTCTGCTGTGTTATCATCACTGTGTCCTTTGTTGGATATTGGGGCCGCCTTCTTCTTTCTGGGAGTGGGGCGGTCCCTTTTTTATTTAACTCCAAATAATTGACTGCATGACATCTTTCATACCCTGCATAAAGTGGGGCGACCCTGCGGCGTCCCATTCTTGGGTAGCGACTTGCAGGAATTTTTCCTTGCCCATTGCGTTGATAATGGCCTCTGCCTCGCTGCCAATTCTGCCAGTGGCTAAAAGCCATGCTAAGGTTTGTTCTGCTACGCTTAAAGATGTCATTGTCTCTTTTCCTTGCCCGGTGGGGCGGCTTTTTGTATATAGGAATTGTAAACGATTCTTTACGATTTGTCAACACCTAAAATTTACTCATTGACAAAACGGCAATGAGCGTTTACACTGGGTGGAAATTTTTACCAATGAGGAGGTGAGACGCAAGTGGCAGCTTTTCGGACAAACTTTTGGAAACTCTTGAGCGAGAAGGAACAAAGTGAAAGCGAACGATACACCAATATCACAGCCCTGGCTGACAAAATTGGCACCACCCGCCCCACACTGTATAAGTACGCAGACGAACCCATGACCAGCGTTGACGCGGGTGTAATTTATTCTTTCCTGAAATTCTTTGACTTGGGGGTAGATGAGATCGGTAAGTTTCTAGTAATAGACCTCTCCCCACAACCAGACGCTCAAGAGATTCGCGTAAGTGGGGCGGCTGAAACGGCCGTTCCTGCTACGTAAAACAAAAGGTCCGAGCCGCTTGCGACTCGAACCCTTTTTTGTGTCCCTACCCCGTTCTAGTTTGGCGACCGGACAGGGTAGGGTTAATTACAGCACCTTTACAATTTTACACTTTCAAGGCACAGGATTAACTTAGTTGCCTACATCGACGCTCCAGTTGTTAAACCGGCTCGCGTTCAGCGTCGCAGCATCCAGCGCTTCGCCAGCGGCCGTAGCATCGCCATCGTCCAGCGCTCGCATTGCATCACGAAAGTGCCGGGCGGCAAACGCCAGCGTCTCTTGCTTCAGCGGGTAGGCATCCCGGCACTCAAACCGGTTGATCTTGACCAGCAGGGCAGTAACGGCCGTGTCTGCGGCCGACCTGCTGGAGGCGCTTCTGATGTCGGTCTCGTCGATAATATCGTTTAGCTCGTTCATTAACGGAGTGGCCTGACTGCGGTAAGTCTGCAAGGTGCAGCTCTCGGAGCCGGTGTCGGTGGCAGTAGAGCCGCCACCAAGCAGCGAAGGCAGCGCGGCCAGCAGTCCGGCAAAGGCCAGGGCGGCGATAATCAGCCATAGGCCCCAGTTCCTCTTTACGGGTTTCTCCGGTTCAGCAGTCATAAATCCTCCTGTGTCTAATAACATCAGCATCTACGGCCGTCGATAACCAAACGCGTACGGCCGTTTTGCAAACTGGCGGCGGGTTTTTATTAACCCAACACTTCACCAACAAACTGTGTTTTCCCCGCCGCCTTTTTCTTTGGTTCCTACGGCCGTCTTCCCCGGCTGTGTGAATACCCCTCTCTTCCAGCCAGCGGCCGTTTGTCCTCTCCGAGAAACGGCCGTTGGCAAACTTTATTCGTGACTTCAGGAGAAGCAATGCATCAAAAAGAGATCGTCATAATAAAAAATGGTTTGGTAGACGACAGCGCCAGGCGTTCCATTAACGAAGCGCTACGTCAACACCGGAAACCCAGGCGTCTACGCGGTTTATGGCGACGCGCAAAAACGGTACTTCGCAAGCCTGGCCAGCCATGTAAATTGATACATCTGTCAGGTTTATTATGCCTTCTCCTTGTTTCTCTGGTGTGTTGGCGAAAATTCTCGATTCTTCTTCGTCAATATCCAGTCCGACCAAGATATCTTGAATCACGGATGCAGCTGGGGAGACAAGCCCGGTCACTATCTGGCCAGACATAAACAGTGTAATACGGGCGTTTGGTTTCGAGTCATTATTGGCGACGCGCGCCAATAGGTTCAAAATCTCGTCATTCAAATTTCAATCCCTCATGGGATTCTATTTACAAAATCAGCCCGGCCGAACGGCCGACAAACCACCGGCCGGGCTTGAACGGATGAACCTTAACAATCAAATACTTGATCATTAACGCCAAGAGCGGGCACCGGGAATCAAACCCGGCTCGCCTGATTGGAAGTCAGGAGCATTATCACTATGCTATGCCCGCATGGTGGGACCAGCAGGGATCGAACCTGCGACGAATCGGTTATGAGCCGACTGTTCTGCCACTGAACTATGGTCCCAAATGGGTTGTAAAATTAAGTGGTGGAGCTAATAGCTGGAGGTAACAAATAAGCTTGGAAGGCTATTGTGTTACCCCTACACCACTGCCGCATGCCCGTAATCGGTAATCCGTAATCAAAAAACTGATCACTGGTTACTGTTCACCGATTACCGCACAGTCGGGGCGGCCGGATTCGAACCGACGACCTCTCGGACCCAAACCGAGCGCTCTACCAAGCTGAGCTACGCCCCGAATTGCGTAACGACACGGTAGTATACTGTTGCTGTTACATGGCGTCAACCACGAAACAAGGTTTTTCAGCTGCCATCATAATGGGTGTAGGGTTTGGGCGAATCATCCTGGCTTTGCCGCCAATGATGCACGACCATACGAAAAATATCCGATTCCGTGATAATGCCCACAAGTGTCCCGGTGGCATCGACCACGGGCAAACCGCTAATCTTGCGAGCTAGCATAATGTCGGCCGCTTCTCCAATGGTGGCGTCTGGTGAAACAAATTGGGGCGCTTTGCTCATCACCTGACCAAGAT